GTCGCGCACGCAGTTCTATCGCACGTTCATCGAGACTGGGCGCATCCAGACTGTGCCCAAGGGGCGGCGCCGCCGCATGGTCGACGTGAAGGAGCTGCGCAGCGCGTACGCTCAATACGTCATCGACACGCGCGAGAGCGCGTGATGACAAAACAGGCGCCGCACATCGTTTATCTAAGCGTTCGGCAGATGGCCGCGCGCTATGGCGTTCACCCGGCAACTATTTGGCGGTGGACGCAAACGGGGCGCGTCCCCCGACCGGTGCGCCTCACCAGTCAAACGACGCGCTGGGTTAAAGATCAGGTTGAGCAGTGCGACGCGCAGCACCTGCAGGAAATGGAGGTGGCGTCGTGATGATCCGATTGTTTGTCTTCAGCCTCATGGTCTGGTCGCTTGGCGCGATGGGCTTTCTGTTGGTCGCGCTGTCGGACCTCGCTTTCGCCAGAACGTTCTCGAAGTTCCCGCGGCGCCTACTTCTGTGCGCGATTTGGCCGCTGGCGCTTTTCTCCGCATCAGGTCGCGCAGTTTTGTGGCACGTCACCAGGGAAACCCAGGAGTTGAAGAAATGAAAAGCATTCTGTTGTTCGCGGCGATCATGACTCTAAGCGGCTGCGGCTGGCAGACAGTCGACACCGGCCACCGCGGCGTTGAAACACGCTTCGGCAAGGTGATGTCTGAATCACTGCCGGAGGGCCTGTATTGGTACAACCCCTTTACGTCTGACGTCATCCAGATGGATACGCGCGTGCAGAAGTGGGATGGCGAATCCACCGCGTACACGCGCGATGTGCAGCAGGCCAAGGTGCTGTTCACGCTGACGTACCGCCTTGATCCGACGCGGGCGCACATGGTCTTTCAAACGGTCGGAGTGGAGTGGGCGGCAAAGCTGGTCGGGCAGGTGCTGCACGAGAGCATCAAGCGTGAGTTCGGCCAACACGAGGCGGTTGACATCATCGCGCAGCGCGACAAGGCGTCACGCGCCATCGAGGCGGAAGTAACCTCGAAGCTCGCCGCGCGCAACGTCATCGTCACCGGCTTCCAGCTGACAAACATCGACTACACGCCCGAGTTCGAGCACGCCGTAGAGGCCAAGGTGATCGCGCAGCAGAAGGCGATCGAGGAACAGAACCACACGGTGCAAATCCGCGAGCAGGCCAATCAGAAGGTTGAGACAGCTTCGGGAAACGCCAAGGCGACGATCCTCAACGCGAAGGCGGACGCAGAGTCCATCCGCATCCGCGCCAACGCGCTGGAACAGAACGCCAAGCTGATCGAATGGGAAGCCGTGCAAAGGTGGGACGGAAAAATGCCGCAGTACATGATGGGCGGCGCCACGCCGTTCATTCAAATCCCCACAACCCAAAACCGGTGATTGGTCATGACGAGCGCAGCAGACTGGTACGCAACCGATTACGAATTCCGTCAGTTGTGCGGCGACGCGCAGTCCCAGGCGCGCAGCGAGGGTGACCAGGAATTCGCCGCCGAAATGATGTTGAAGGCGAATCGGCACGGGCTGGGCACATACATCACCGTCAATCAACTGGCGTGGTTGTGCCGCATCGCCGACCACAAGGTGCCGGCGCGGATTGCAGCTGAGACCTGACGTGCGCACCATCTTTAAGTATCCGCTGCGGCACGGTGTCGACAATGACGTCCCGATGAGCATGGGCGCCATCGTCCGCCGCGTCGCGATGCAGGCGGATTTATGCATCTGGGTAGAGGTTGATATTGATGGTGCGCAGTGCGATCGCCGCTTCAGAATCATCGGCACCGGCCATCTGATCCCAGACCGCGGCCAGTACGTTGGCACGTGCGATGACGGCCGCTTTGTCTGGCACGTGATAGAGCTTCCAGTCAACTGAAAGGAATTTTTATGGCAGCGCCACACGAATCGGCTGGTGAGGGGGAACGTTGGCGTCGACGATCCTATGCCAACATCACCCTCGCCGCCCTGGCTAGGAAGTTCCTTGATGAATCAGGGAGCGACATCAGGGCAGCGGCGGAAAAGTTCATGGCACTTATGGATGCGGAGCCAGCCGTGTATCGCGCCGCTCTGGATCGCTTCAAAGAGCAGGCAGCATACGACGTCATCCGTCTGGCATTGCGCCACACGCGGCAATCTATCCAGCACACGACTCGCGCACGCGGCAATGCCGGCGACGCACTGATCACGGCGATAGAGCGTAACTGGTATGACTGGCCTCTCGCGAGCGGTATGAGCCTAGGCGCAGCAAACAGAGATGACCTCGTTGCGCAAGCGCGCATTCACGAACTGCAGGAACTTGGCAACGGCCACAAGAAGCGCTGGCTGCTCGCCCTCGCCAATGAAATGCCAGCACGCGGGTGCGTCAGGCATTCCGTGAGGGAGGACGTCATCGCGCGTATGTACGAGGAGACAAAGTCATGCTGAGTCGAGACCCGCATGTGCTTGACGCCCAGAACGGCAATGTCAAGGCTCGGCGCCAATCAAAGAAGGGCAAGGCCCATGAGACGGTGCTATCCCGAACGCGACTGCCGCGCCCTTCTGTCTCTACGGACGATCAGGCCACACCCTCGGTGACGCCCAACAGGGTCCTGCCTGATTCGTCGCCCGACCTTCCATCAGCACAGCGCGCCATATTGGAACTGCAGTCCGCGACCGCCATGCGCGCTGGTGCTGACGTTTCATCGGACGATCAGGCCTCGAATGACGTGACGCCCAGCAACGTGGTGCCTGACTCGTCCAACTTTCCATCAGCCGAGCGTGCCATTCTGGAACCGCAGCCCGCGACACCGTTGCGCGCTTGCGCTGATCTTCCATCGGAGGGGAAGGGCTGTGTCGGTCTGTCGCCCGAAACTGGAATGCCTTCCCTCTCCGACCTATGCCACTTGATTCGAGAGGCGCACCGGCGCCGTCAGGACTTCCACCGACCGGAAAAGTCAATGACGCTCGTCATCAAGTCAATCGAGCGCCGCTATGTAGGCGCACTCAAATTGAAGGGCGCTGACGACCAAAAATCCGCTGATTCCCGCGAAAGCCCTGTCGTTGCGCCCGACCTTTCTAGCGATGAAGGCCAAGTCCATGTCGACCGCCAAGGCGAGCGTGCCGACATCGCGGTTTCACAGGGCGCGTGCGGCCCGAACGACGCGGATTCCCAGATAGGATCTGCCGCCGCGCCCGTCCGTTCAAGCGATGAAGGCCCCGTTGATAGTGACAACCACGTCCTTATTGCCGACATCGCTTCTTCTGCGGAGCTTGGGGGAGACCTCGACTTACGTGACGTCCAGCGGCGTGGTGTTGACCCCAAGCTCGCTCTCTACGTGCAGCCCCTAGTTGAAGTGCGCGCGGGCCTAGCCGTGCAACGTAAGGAAGCCGAGCGCAAATGCCGGAAATTGGCGAAGCAGTTGCCGGTGTGGCCATGGGTAGAGGCAGTGAATGGATTCGGCGATCTCGGCCTTGCGCAGATAGTCGGCGAATGCGGCGACCTGGGTAACTATTCCAGCCCGGCCAAGATTTGGAAGCGCATGGGTTTGCACGTCGTCGATGGCAAGGCCGCGTGCAAGTCGAAGGCGAAGGGCGACATCATGGGTTACTCGCCCGCGCGACGATCTATCATGTTTGTAATAGGCGACTCACTTCTCAAGCAGCAGAGCGCGTATCGCGACCTGTATCTCGCGCGCAAGGTGTTCGAACAGCAGAAAGTTCCTGACGGCTCCAAGATGCTTTGGCATCGCCGCGCGCAACGGTACGTCGAGAAGCGACTGCTTCGTGACCTGTGGCGCGCATGGCGCGACGGTCCTAATGCGGTCGCGCTGGCTCTACAACCTGATCAACCACACGCACCGAAAGGAGAAGTTCATGGCCAAGCTGCATGAGTTGCTTGCCGCGGAAAAAACGCCGACCGGCGCATGGAACCAGCTGTACGAGGACACGCTGAAGAAATTCAAGAACGTCTCCCACTTCTTCGACGGCCACAGCAAGAGCCTGTCAATGATCGAAGACAGTCCAGCAAACCAAAATATTGAAGACATGGCGCGCGAGGAGAAGCCGGTTACCACCACGGTATTCGACACCCTGGAATACGCGCTTCAGATATTCGGCCGCGCCGAGGATTTGCAGTTCCAGAAGAATGCGACCAACCGCGTGGCAACGGGCACTGTTATGTGGCGCGGCAAGGAACTTCTGGCCGGACTGCCGGTGGACGAACTGATGGGCCTTGAGGCGCGGATAACCAAGCTGCGCGCACTCTACGCGGAGATCCCCACGCTCGACGCAACCAAGCATTGGGAACTGGCGGCAGCTGTCGGCGCGCACATCTATGTCACGAAGTACGCGGAAGAGACGACCAAGACTGAAAAGCAGGTTGTCCCGGTCGTGATGTCGCCCGCGACCGAGAAGCATCCTGCACAGGTTCAAGCCATTCAGCGTGATGCGGTGGTCGGCAAATTCACCACCGTTAAGCGCAGCGGCGCGGCAACGTCGTCACAGAAAGCGGAAGCGCTTAAGCTGATCGACGAGCTGCTGGTTGAAGTGAAACAGGCGCGAACGCGCGCGAATGACACAGAGGTTGTGAAAGGCTCAGTCGCGGCGATTCTCGTGCCGCTACTGCTGGAGCCGCTGAAACAGAGTTAGGTAGCGTTGTCGTCATTGTCAGAGTGATAGTCCTCGTCTGCGTATCACCTAACAATCGTCAGCGTAAGGCGCGAAGCAAAGCACATATGATCACTCGGAAACACGGGTTCGAATCCCGTCTTCCCCTCCACCAAACTTTATGGGGAAGTCGTTTAGGTGGCTAAGACACCGGGTTATTAATCGTCATCGTCACCGCGGCGCTTCGCGGGGTAACACCAGGGATGGAGGGCACGGCAGGCACGCACGGCCCTCCCCTCTCCTATCCTCGGCAAAAAAATGGGCGTGCAGCTTTCACCACACGCCCACCAGTTGAAAGGGTTGTCCTCCGGGAATGGTGATTCAACCCCTCAACTTTCTTGAGCCTTACACCGCGCGCGGCGCTCCGCGTCCTGGCGTCGGCGAACCAAGTCCTGCAAGTCCGTTGGCTGTGGAAGAGCTGCGCTAACTACCACGTCGGTGGAGTCACACTGGGGCGGCGGCGCATATCTGCCACCTCCGGTAGAGGCGCAGCCGGTCAACAGCAGAACGAACGCTAGCTTTTTCATCCTCAGAACCTCCACGCTAGCGCCAGTGAAATGAGTGACAGGTCGGTGTCGTCAAGATTCGCCAACCGATACTCCAGCCTGAGCAATGCGCCATCCACCAGCAGAGCGCCACCGGCGCCGAAGAATGGATCGTCACCGTCCAAGTCATCGGTGGCGACGGTTACGCCGCTCACCTTCAGCGCCTCTTCAGACTCCCAGTGCATCAGCCCCGCGCGCGCGTAGACGCTGAAGTTATCGCCGACCCACAGGGACCCGATCACTGAGGCGACAAAGGTGGTCGTGTCGGCCTCGACTGTGACGTTGCCGATACTGTCGTCTGCGCTGCCGCCGTCGATGTAGCCGATCTCCACGGCCCAGTTCTCGTTGGCCTCATAGCCGCCGAATACTTCCCAGGCAGTTGCGCTGCCTTTCAGGTCCAGATCATCGGCCTCGATGGTTGCCTGTCCGCCGCCGATGCCAATTCGAAACGCTCCCTCTGCGTTCGCGTGCGCCGCGAAAATCATGGTCAGCACAATCACTGTGATAGTACGCATTGTCCTTAGTTACTCCGCTGTTTGTTGTGGCGTGAAAGTGAAACGTGGTGGAGAGTCGTGCGCTAGAGAATCGGCGCGCAGCTGCATGACTGCATACGTGACCGGGCGGGCCCTTCGGCCGATCGCAACCCCAAAAATGGGGCCGCACGACATCTCCACCACCACATGCAAAGACCCCCACTCGACGTCAGGCCAACCCCTCCTGGTCGCCAGAGGCCAACGGTCAGGGGGTGACCCTTGGCCGTGCCCCCGTCTATCTGGTGAGAGCTGGCCCCGCCTCCAGGGGGTCCTTGCTGCAGCGGTCTGCGGCCCGTTGTCCGTGGTGGCCAACCGGCTCAACTTACAGAACACGCCCCCGTGTGTTGGTGGGTGCCGTTGGGTCGTCGGAAATTGCTGCGAGCTGCGTCGTCTGGTCTGCGAACCGGCGGCGCAGTTCCCTTTTCAATGCAACGGCTCTGGCTCTGAATACGGTTTGATCCAATCCAATATCTGCGCGCGCTGCGTGGTGTCGCGCACGATCAGAAACCAGAACACTCTGGCGCCCTCTTCCAGCTGTTCGCAAGCCAGCTCCACGATATCGCGCAGCTCCGGCTCCCTGGTGCAGCCATAGACCATCGGCGCCCCTTTATCCATTCGGTCATTTGTAGTCGCGACCGCAACGACGTAAGCCATGCGCGGAAACATCGACGGGATTATCATCCAACCGCGACCAAGCGCCTGTAGTGCCTCAGTGAAATCGGATGCCAGCTCGCGCGCAATCACCATGCCCACGAGCGCACCAGCGGGAAGCGTGATGGTTCGCGTATCAACGAGTTTCATCCATCCCCCTGACGCGCTAGGTATGACAGTTCCCTGCAGCGCGTGGCCATGCGCGTGTACAGCTCCGCTTGGTCACTCAGGGGTAGCGGTTGCGCCAGAAGGCCCAATATGCGCACCGTCTGCACTTCGATCGCCTCAATGGTCAGGTTGATCGGCATTGGAATGTTGATTATCACGACGCCGGGCGCGGCGGGTTTCTTCTCGCGCTTCGGGCGTGGCGGCGGTTTCTTCATTGCGTCATCCAAGACGATCACGAATCATGGTGTTGCCCTCAATGCGCTCTCGTTCGCATTCGGCCCATCCGAGCGGGTCCTGCTGAGCCGCAGCAATTCTCAGCTGCTCTGTGATGCCGAGGTGCCATTTATATGCAGCCTCCCAGGCGTCTGATTCGTACCCGCGGATGCGCGCGCGAACGTTTGCTGATCGCAGCCCGCCGGGCTCTGATTCTTCTATTGCGCGGTACTTCTCAATGATTTCGCGCAGCTCCTGCAGTGTGGTGCGCACGGTGCTCGTACTGGATGCCGGCTTCATCGGGCCGCTCTCTTTTGTGATGTTGGCTTGTACAAGAGGCATTGGCCGTACCTGTCGAATGGCGCGTGCGAAAGCCATGACTGACTGTTGCCGGCACTGACCGCGGTGAACCGATAGCACGTCTCACGCTTGGGGCAGATTCCCTTCGTGGTTGTGTCGACGCCGGTGCACTTTGAAATGTCTGCCATTGGAAACGCCTCCAGGCGCGGTCAGCAGCTGCAATCCCCGTCGCTCTCCAGGTGACAATGAACATCGCACCCTTGCTTGTGCGCGGTCTCACACCGCGAGCACCAGTTGGGCTCGCCGGATTTGGGCGGCGTGAGGGCGGCGAGAATCATCCTGTCCGACTTCGATCCGTGCACTTGCAATTTCTGAAGACGCAGCAAGGCGGTTCGCATCTGCTCGGCGTGCGCTTGACCCGCGCCAGAAAGCTCGAGGACGGCTGCCGTTCCTGGCACGACTTCCGGCGACTGATCAAGCCCCTTCAGTTGGGCATACTCGGCCGAAAGCTGTTTCAGCGCGTCACTGGCAATTGCGCCGGTGTCGATGATTCGCGTTCTACCGTTCACGACGTCAAAGTGCCGACCGGCGGCGTAGAACTCAAGCGCTTGCTGCGGCGTCCATTCTTCGCGTTCCAGAGACGGCGGCGTGGGGGGCGGTTCCTCAACCGGCCCGTCAGTGAACCCTGCGACGCCGTACCCGTCAATTGTGACTATGTGCGTGTCCCACCCTATGCGCTCATCGCGCATGTACGGCTGAACTCTCAATTGGTGCGGCTCGAATGCGTAGCTATACGCGGCTAATCTGCTCTGCATCAGAGCGACCAGGGCGGTGCGGTCCGCAACTTCCACCACCGTCCGCATTGAATCCTCCAGACCGCCGCGGTGCTCTCTGAACTTCATGGGGCGCCCCCAGGGGTCATGCTCAAGCTATGGCAGTAGTCACATATCGGATCGCCTTCGATGATGTTCTCGTTGCCAGGGACGCCGCCTTGCTCGCCACCGCACTTGGCGCAGGCGTCACGCTTAACGTGCGCCACAGCCTTGCGAACCGCTGCGAGCGCATCTGCTGGACCGGTGTCCCCAGACCAGTACCATTCAAGTTGACGCGCAACCTCCGCGGTCTCATCCAGTGAACGGGCAAAGAGACGGACCAGTCCGCGCTCGCCAGCCTCCCAGGTTCGCTCGGTGTCGCCGAGGCGGCGATGCAGCAGCTCCGACAGCTCCGTGATGCGCTCGTACAGGTAGTCAAGATTTCCGCCGCTCACATGCTCCTCCTGAAAATGGCGGAGGGGGCGAGATTCGAACTCGCGGCGCCCTTTCGAGCGCTCCGGTTTTCGAGACCGGTGCAATCGACCGCTCTGCCACCCCTCCGCTTAACCATTGGCAATCTCCAGCAACACATCACCATGACACGGTTTCGGCGCGCACCAGCAGCCAAGAACCTTGCCGCGCAATTCCTTCTTTGCCATTTCGATCATGTGCGCGTTGTCAGGCTGCATGATCCACGCGCGGTACTTGGCAATTACCTGCTCTCGGTTGCCGTCCTTGCCTATCACGAACGGATTGCCCCAGTGCGTCTGCCGGTCGATCCGCACGTCGTACCGCTCGCGCTGTAAGTGAACGACACGCGGCGCCGCCGCGGCGGCTTTCTTTTCCGCGATGTCTTTCATGACCTGTTCGCGCACCACGCCAAGGTACAGTTGCTGCTCGTGCTCAAGCTTCAGAAATTTCTCAGGCGCAAGCGACCGGATCACCAGCCCTTCGCCGAGTTCCAGCATGTGGCCGCAATACAGACAGACACTGACTGCGCCGGGGTATGCCTTGGTTCCCACAGCGCTGGTGGCAACATCAAGATTAGCGCGGCATTGTGGGCATGGGCTCGGCTTGCATTTCGTGCTTCTCATTAGATGCCTCCCACTGGTCATCGCGGCTCCGGCGCCGTCACTATTCCGGGTCTTCGGTCAGGCCGCGAGCGACGATCTCAGCCGCGGCGGTTGCATAGTCGTCACCATGCTCGATCAGCTGCTGACCGACAATGTAACCATCCGCCGTTGGCGCACCGAACCCGTGCGCGGCCACGAAGTCGTGTAACTGCTCTCTGTCGATCATGGGTGGTCCACCTTCGGTTTGCAGAACTGGCAGCGGATCTTGGCGCCGCCCGCAAGCGTCAACTGCTTTGTGTCCCAGCACTTCTTGCATTGGGGGGCATTGACTTCCGCCTTAGCCGCGGCGGCAATCTTGAGGCGGCGGTCTGCGTCGCGCCTTTCCTTTCGCGCAACACACTCACTGACCATCTTTTGCGTCGTGTGCCTGCCGGCTGTGCACCCTGTACAGCGAAATGAAAACTGGCGCGATGGCAGCGCTGGCATTACCTCCGCAAGCGCCTTGGCCCGGATGTCATGGGCAGACACGTGAGCCTCGTCAAGCGCGGCACAAGCCTGCAGAATGGTGGATCGAGCGCGCTTCAACAGTGACAGGGCGGTTTCCAGCCTGCATGCCTGGGTGGGCAGTTTTAGAAAGGCGCCAATGTCCATTGCAACACCATTCCGCTGCTTCTGCAGGACAACGAAATCCGAATTCGTCAAACCGTGCTGCGCGCTAGCGCCACCCGTCTTACTCATAGCGCCGCCACCGCCCGGTCTTCCTTGCGGAACGGCACGACATTGCCAGTAACCGGTGCGTAGCAAAAGCGCGCCCAGTCGTTCATCAGTACCCGTCGCTTTTCCATCAGCTCGTCTCGCGCGTATGCCGCGCGCGTCTCGTCTGAATTGACGTGGGCAAGTGCCAGTTCAGACACTTCGTCCTCGTGCCCAGGCTGACTACGCGCCCAGTCCTTGAATGCAGACCTGAACCCGTGCGGCGTCGCCTCTGGCGATCCAGGCATTTGCGCCGTCACGCGGTTGACCACCTTGCCCAACGTATTCTCCGACAGCTGCTTACCGGCGAGCCCTGGGAACAGTAGTGACGTTCCCTCGAAGCGCGGCAGCGCACGCAGAAGATCCATAGCCGCTGGGCTCAACGGAACCCGGTGAGGCAGAGACTCCTTCATGCGCGGCGCCGACACCCTCCAGACCTCCTCTTCCATATCAATCTCGTCCCAGCTGGCGCCGCGCGCTTCGGTGTTGCGCGCAACGGTCAAGATGGCGAACTCCTCACACCGTGCCGCCATGCCATCCTGTTTGATCAACAGCGGTATGAACTCAGGCATGCGCTTCCATTGCAGGGCCGCCATATGCTTTCTCTTTCGCCGCGTCAGCTTTCGTGGCGACGGCAGCAACGGTTTTAACCCTTCCCATTTGGCGGCGTTCTCGCGGTTTTTGATTCCCAGCACCGCATGAACGTACTCGATGACCGCTTCAATTCTGCCGCGAAGACGTCCGGCCGTCTCAGTCTTTGTGTGCCAAATCGGCTGCAGCGCTTTCAGGACGTGGGCACGTTCGATGCTCTGCACGTACATGTCGCCGATGTGCGGGTTGGCGTATTGGCGCAGAGTAGAAATCCACTGCAACTTGTGTTTGGCGTTCTTGAACTCCGCCGCCTTGGCCTTCCAGCAATCCTCTGCAGCCTCTTTGAACTTGATCAAAGACATTGCAGCCGCACGCGCCTCATCAGCGGCTTGCCGCTGAACGTCTCGTGGGTCTTTTCCTTCCCTGATCTGCTCGCGCATTACGGTTGCACGCATGCGCGCCTTTTCCAGACTGATCTCCGGGAACGACCCGAGCCCGAGATTCGGTCGCTTCCCATGGATAGGGGCCTTGAGTATCCAGCTCCGTGCGCTTGGACCACGGACCTGGAGGTACAGACCTGCGACGCCGCCGACGGCGTGTGTCTTCTTCAGGCGGTGCACGTGGAACGCGCTCAATTTTTTGGCTTGCTTAGGCATGTGGTGGTTTGTCTCGTAAATTGTTTCTGTAGTTCACGACGTCGGCGTGTTTCGCGCATCGCTTGCACGTGACGTCCCCCGGCTCTGCTGTGATGTTGGTTCCAATGACTTCGATGGGGCAGGCAATCCTGTGCCCGCCGTTGGGCGCGTAGTGCATAGGCAGCGGTGCGCGGTATGGCGTCTGGGCGCGCTGCTGATGCTCGTGCTCCTTCAGCCACCGCTCCGCATCGTCGCCGCTCTTCATGTGCACGAACGGCATTTTCGCGAACTCATCTATGAACTGAGGAATGGTCATATCGCCGCGCACAATCTCAAACACCTTACTCCCCCCGGCTAACGCGGACAGCTTCTCGAACATAGCGCGCAGGTGCGGAATGATTTCCTCTGGCTGCTGCTTTACAACGCCGTCGTACCAGTTCTTTCGATCCAGTCCATCCCACGCGCCTTTGGTTTCGTAGTAACGAAACCGATAGATGATTTCGCATTCCTCAGGCGACCGGCGAGCCAATGAGCACAGCAAGTCCGCCTCGTTGGTCCCAGGCTTCGCCATCGACGGCAGCGCTATCCACCAAATCGCCAACAGGTTCTCATCAATGGTGATCATTCGGCGCGCTCACCATCCGACGAAACCACCGGCGGCTGATTGCCTTCCGCCTTCGCAATCGCCACGTTGCCCTCAAGCATCGCGTCCCACGGAACGCCGCTCTTACTTGGATAGAACAACTTGGATGTTCGCTCCGCGGTTTCCCTGATCAGCATGGCAAACAGAATGTCGATGGCTTGGTGTTGCGCCTTGCACGCCGACAGCAGCTCCGGCGCCGCAGCCTTGACCAGCATGTCGCCGGTTTCGGCGTTCAACTTCGCCGCCAGCCAATCGCAGTAGCTTTTCCGCGCGTCGTCGTCGGCAAAGTCGCCCATGACTCTCAGCCACACGTCGTGCTTGAAGTCATCACTGGCGACGCCGAGTAGGCCGTCGGAGCCCTTCTGCACGGTCCATGGGCCGCGGTCCTGAATGTCATCCGTCATGCTAATATCCTCCGCCTCGAAACTCCTGGAGACGCCAATGACGTGACCCCAACAACTTGGAGCACGTTTCATGAAGCGTTCGATTCGCCGCCACCAACAGCAGGTGGCCAAGATCCGCAAACTTCAGATCCTGTACCGCGGCGCGGTGACAGGACATTCCTGGCGCGCATTTGAGCGCCCGCTGCTTTACGGGTTTACCCACACTGAACGACCCTGGCGCGGCTACCACCGGCTGACCATGCACGAGCCCGGCTGGTGGACCCACGACTGGCACATTGTCCCGGCGCGCATCCGGTCCAATCGCATGCTGCACGCGATTGAGCGCGGCGCAGACCCCGACCGTTTCCAGTGGCCTGACTGCAAGAAGCCGCAGGTGTACTACTGGTGAGGCGCTGGTCATAGGTCAATCCCTCGAAGAATGCGGCTCGCAAGCTCGTATGCGTTGTGCGCTTCGTTTTCTTCGCCCTCCATATGGCCAAGCGCGCGCGGGTCCAGCCGCCCAAGCTTGCGGGCGCCGATTACCGTTCGACGCGACGTCCGTTTGCGCCACGCAAGCATCGCGACGATGCGGCGTGCAGCTGTTGCTTCGTGATCGAGAGCACGCACTAGATCCACCTGTATCGCCATCTTCAGATTCGCGCGCAGCAGCCTGACCTTATCGTCCTGCAGCTCGACCACTTGCTTGATCGCGGCGTCACGCTCGTTCTGCACGTCGTGAAGCAGTGACGATTGTTTGACAAGACAATCGTGGTATTCGTCGCGCTGCTTTTTCACCTGCTCGAAATCCACCGGATGGTGCAACGTCATAGCGACACGCCGCGGCCACTCAATCGACCCTTTGCGAGTTCACAGGCGGCGGCGATCTCCTCCGTGGTTGCGGGTCTCCCTTCTGTGAACCACTCAAGTGACGTGGCTTGTCCCAGCTCAAATATCCGGACGTGTCTGCCCGCGCGGAACTCAGTGCATGTCCATATGCTGGTGACGCCGGGGTTGCCTTCCTCGAACATCTCCTCACCTGGGACGCGTTGTAGATCATCTGGCAAGTTCGCCAATCGACGTCGGGCAAGTGGCAACAGAAGAAACGGACATGCCTGGACTGCGAACAGCGCGCAGTCTCGATGCATGGGCGGCTCGCCGCAGATCCGCTGCAGCACATTCATTGGCCCCCCGACAAATGACTTGAAGCGGCCAAGTGGAATGCCGCAGACCGTGCACGTCTTCTCGGAAAGTGAGCGCGCAAACTTGGCGTCATCAAGTAGGCGGAAGTCTGGCTTGCCATCCACCCACGCCACGAAGTGTGGAATCGGGTAGCCGCGAGCATCAACCGGCAAGCCCTTCATGTGGTCTGGCAGTGGCGGTAGTCCGGGGCGAAGAGCGTTCGTACTCATGACTTCACCGCGGACGCGCGCACTACCGCCAACTCTGCCTGACCAAGCGCCCATTCCCACTTGGCGGCGTTCTGTGACTTGTAAGGCTCAAGCGTGCAGCGGCACCGACACTTGGCGCCGCATTCGCATGAGTAGTCGTACGGTCCAAGCCCCGACCGAACGCCCCACTGCGGGCAGCCGAGGCATCCGCACGCGCTGATCCAACCTGCAACATGCTCGACGGTTGCGCCGGGGTGAGCGGCAAGCCATTCGGCCGCCATCTTCTGTGCGACTTCTTCCCTGTTCATGGGTTCGTCGCCTTTGACAGATCGCGCGCAGCGTCACGCCAAGCCCGAAGCCACTCCATCGCCGTTTCCATGTTGCGCTTCTGGTTCACACCGAGCTGCGCGCTTTCAAACAACGTCAGCACGGCGCTGGCGTACTGAACACCGACGTCGATGCACTCCAAGGCATCGCCTGAGTCCAGGGAGCTGGTCGTTGTGTGGTTGATAAAGTTCATGTGTAAATCCATTCCATTCGAATGCGCTCCGAGAGAACGGCCGGCAAGTCTGGGTACATCCGTTCCAGCACGCGAAGCAGCTGAATCATTTGGAGGGCGTAGTCTCGCGGGTACACCCGCAGAGTCGTCCGCTCAGGCGTGAACAAGCTTCGCGGCATGGCTCATGCCCTGATGTGTGGCGCGCTCGCGTGATGGTAGGACCCGCATGGCGCACACCACGGCATCTCCTGATCACCCCGCGATACAGGCGCAAACTGCTGTATCAGCTGCTTGCCACGTGGCGAGTCAAGCGGCACCAGGGTGTGCGGCGCACCGCATGACCGGCACACCTTTGAGCGTGACGACATGCGCCACACTGAATAGATAAGCCCAGGAATCAGGAAGCACAGCCACAGAATCAGCTCGATGAAAATGCTCCCCTTGGTATGTGTCTTCGGCGAGCCCGTATTGCCGCAGTTGTTGCAGATCATTTGCGCCATTGTCGTTCTCCGTGTTGATAGCCGAGAGCAGCGGCCCCGCAATCGCCGCTGCTCCCTGTTCCACATTACCGCGGCGTGTCCGCGCCGATGCACTGGTACTGAACAGTGACCAGGGTCTTGAGGCAGTTGCCATAGCCATTGAAAGCTTGGCAGTGAGACTTGGAGCCGCCGAACGCCTCCGCGTCCGTGTAGCCCCACGCACGACAACGCTGTGACGCGGTGGCCGCGCCCTGTGCGCTGTCTACCTTTGGTGTCTCGAACATTCCAAACTCGTAACTCAGCTCCACCGTGCCATCGGATCGGCTGCCGCCTGTCGGCACCATTTCCTTCTGCACCGCGCAGCCTGATAACGCTAACGCCGCTGTCGCTATAATCATCGTCTTCATTTTTTCTAAACTCCCTGCTGTGTGGATGGCGGAAACCACTCACGGATATCCGCGTAATGCGGCATTGCGCCGCGGGACGACACCTGAATCAATAATGTGGTTATGCGCGTCGTGTTGAGATACGGAACCGGAATCGAATACGGCGGCACTAGGCGGCACAGCAAGTCGTCCCGGTCTACCGAATAGTGAATGCGGCAAGCTGTTGGCCGCGACTCGTAGATTGAACACTCCCCGTCGCGCAGAAACGGGCACGGGTTGTGATATCCAAAGGCGATGTGGTCGCCGTCGAGACGGGGTTTTGTTGTCGCGGGCTTTCGCCCGATGCGCTCGCCTATCAGCTCTGCCTCCTGCTTAGGCAGGCTGACAGCGATGTTGCAACAGTGTGAGCAGCCGCGCTTGCACGCTACGTGGCCCGCGGTCTGCTCGCCGATGTAGTTCGCAATCTGCCACACCGCCAAGATCCTCGACCGCATGGATCGGTTTTCATGGATGATCGCGCGCGCGCGCGAGTTGACTTCCGCCCAGTCGATCCGGTCGGTGATCGCATCTGCATTGTCCTGTGGGTACTCATGCGCATTCAGCTCTGCAAGCCGCGCACGCACCTCGGGGGAGTCAGTCTCTCGGGAAACGAAACGGATCGGTTGCTCTCTCGTCACTCTGTTACCCCACCGCGCTTCAAGCAAAGCAGCTCTACTCCAGCGCACTTCAAACAAAGCCGCTCACGCGCGAAGCCTAGTGGACCGCGCGTCCCGTGCCCGTCACCTTCCACATAGTGGTCACCGCCGTTAATCTGCACCGCGCATCCACCTCCATCACACCTACCGGCCTTGCGAGCGACGCGAATTCTGTAACCCTTGTACTGACCCGACTCCACCGTCACCCCGGCGGCGGTTTCGGCGTTCCATGGCTTCGTGCTGGTCTTTGGCAAGCCCGCAGCCGCGCAAATCTGATTGCACCGCGCCTCAGTGACGTTGTGCTTGGCGGCAATCGCGGCGTACGTCATGCCAGCTCGTCTGTCTGAAATGATCGCCGCGTCTCGCTCCACGTTGCGCTTTCTGCGTCTTACGGTCTTTGCCATTTCTGCGGTGAAGACTTCGAACGGCGTCATTGCGTGGTTACCTCGGCGGCGTGCTCACCCTGGATCTGATGAATCTCCAACTGATCCTCGCGCAGAGCGTCGATCGCGTACTGAGGCACGTTGAACCCCTTGGCTTTCAGCTGCTCCAGGCGGTCGGCGCATTCACCGGGGCTCGCGTCGTCGTAGCTCTCGCCGGCTTCGGCGCCGATCTCACGCAGGTCCAGATACTCGGAGGCTTTTGGCGTGCGCCAGATTCCAGGCTTACTTGTGCCGTCCGGCTGCGCGTAGTTCACGGGCAACTCATCACACGGCAGTGAGTTGCGCCATGCCTCAACGGCGCGATAAGCCGCCATGTACTTGTGGGCAAACTCAGGGTCGCTGCCATGAGGATGCGCCGCCTTGAGTTCGTCAGGGACGCGATGCTTGAGCCGCCGGCCGGCCACATGTGTCGTCCACATTCCTGACACATTGGCGTACACGTAGACGTCGCACTCGAAAAAGTCGCTAGACCAGCGGCAATAGCTCATATCAAATTTCATCCAGTGACGGAGTGAATCCACGGCTTCAAGACAGCCCACAACTTCGGAAGACCCCACACCACCAGCCCGCCCAGCACGAACGCGATGACAGCAATCATCGCGACCCAGAACGCCAGAACCCGCGCGATCATTTCACCGTACATGACTACTCGCCTCCCTTCGTTGCGGGGGAGTAGTGCCGCGTCCACCGCCTCAATACGTCCCGGTAGAACTCCATGCGAGCCGGCGCGATGGTGTAGAACTTCGTGAGGAATGCGGACATCTCGTCGGCCGTCGGTTCCGTTCTTGGCGCTGGGGCTAACTGCTGTCCCGGATGCGGCCACGTGTTTGGCTCCAGTGCGTGAGCCGCAACTTTCTGCATCCATACAGCCGTATGGTGCTCATTCCATGCGGCGCATCGAATAGACTCAAGCGCGGACCGCAGCGCCGATATCTCTTCAGGCGGAGTTGGCGCCGGCGGTCCGCTCTTGGGGCGCGGAGAATCGACCAGCGTTTTGACATTGGTCTTTGTCGGCCCTTCAGTCATGGCTGCGGTAACCTCTCGCGGATCAGGGACGCGCCCTCCTGCAGCTCCCACTCCATTGCCTCGTACTCATCTTTCTGCGCGCCGTCCCCACCCAGGGGGAATCCGGAAAGCAGTTTCTGCGTGATACCAGCGTGCCAAAGGTATGCGGCTTGCCATGCGACGACTTGAGACGTGAGCGCGCGCACGGCAAATTCCTGCCCTCTTGTTGCCGGCGACACGTCTGGCGCTTCGCGGGATGCCTCGATCTTGGCACGTAAGTCTTCCAGTGAAGGCCGCTGTTCCTTCGTGCGGCTGCTCACTTGATAGCACCCAGGTACGCGGTTTTGGTCAACAGATCCGCGGCGGCCCAAGTCCATTTGTCCATGACGTAGCACTGGAACGCGTGCGCCTCCAGCTCAATGGTGTCGTCAACGCTCATGCGCAGCATTTCGATCACGTTGTTGTATTCGTCCGTGTGGTCATGCGGCGCCTCAAGGCGGATGTGCGTGCGAATGTTACGGCCCTCGCGCGCTTCCTTGAGTGACTTGTCCAACTCAGCGATGACCAGCTGTCTATAGCCTTCCTGCGCTTTCAGGAAAAGTTCGCGATGGCTGTCGCGGTTTGTCTGAAGCTTTGCCAGCAATTCTGTTTTCTTAACTTTGACGGTGTTCATTGCGCCTGCTCCCATGAATGTCGCCCGTTGTGTCCAAAAGGTTTTCTGCATTCCAAGCCTGTATCTTGCGGCGAGCGCGCGACACAGAATTCGGTTCCATCGGCGGCTCCTATTGGTTCCTTTCTCAGATCAAGCCGCGTACTTGCTGGTGCCTTCGGCACACGCATCCAGAACATGACGTCGCCGGTCAGGAAGCCCGCGGCGCCGCCGAAGCAGGGCAGCCTGTCTTCATTCTCAGCGCCAAAGTATTTGCCCCTGAACGTGCACCCGTTGAATGCGTAGAAAACGTCTTCGCCCACTTCGGGCAGCTCGTCGTCAACGCTGATCCATGGGTCCCCTGGCGTGTCGATCGCGTCCGCGGCGCGCTGTAACAATGGAATGATGTCCCGCAGTGAGACGGGAGTGCGTCGAAGCGTGCTGACCATTTCTCTCAGCTCCGCGGCCATGGAATTGTTCGGCGGTCGCAACGCGAAACACCGATGACAGCAAACGCGGTGATAGTCGTCCCTATTGAGCGCTGTGCATTTTGGGCAAGTCCATGTGACAACCGCCTCGGCGTGACACCCCCGCGGGTGGTCGCACGTCAGACAGCATTCGCCGCCGTCTATGTATGCATTGCACACAGGCACGACCTTCCCAAAGCCGCTCTCGCATACACACTTGCCGATATGCATGAGCGCGTGCACATCGAGAATAGGGCGGACAATCGTTTGATCGCTAACTGTCAGGCTGAGACCGACGCCGTCAACAATCCGAATCTCCACGCCGTCGCTGGTGGTGCCAATGTGGATATTGCGCGGGTCGATCTTGTATTGAGCCTCACTCATTTTGACTTCCCTGCGCGTCTCAGATTGCGTTCGAACTCGTCAAGCCATTCGGCAGCCTCCCGCGCGCACTCCCGTGCCTTCGCGGTCTCCGTCTGGGTTAGTGCTCTGGCCAGTTGGCGCGCGTCGCGTGATCTGCACCATCCGCGAAATCCGAGAAGGGAATTGCCGCCGATGACGCCGGAGATTTCACGCCACGCTGTTGTGACGTTGCGGTCCGAAAACTTGGCCAGCAATGCGTTTGGCGCCGGTGGCTTTGGCTGATTGACCAGCGCCTGAAACTTTCGTCTTGGCATTCGCGCCGCCGCGCTGGCGGCATTGGCTTTGTGCATGGGCAGACCGTGCTCGACCAGCAGTGACGGCACCCCTTTGCCCGCGCCCTCACCCATTTTGCAGCCTTTGCGTGCGCCGGGTTTCCACGGGCGCATCTGCATGGCCAGCTCCCCCATTCGGCGATACGCGTGCAACTTCAACCGGCGCGCCGACAAGCCGGCTTCATCGTCTCCATATATCTTGGCCCAGGCTTTCAGTGCCTCTGCCTTGTCATCCCAATACTTGGCTTCATCCAGCGTTACGCATGCCGCCAATGCTTTGACCGCCTCATTGTACTCAGCTGGGACACGCGCCTTGCGCTCGATGATTGGACGCGCGCTGACTTGGGTGATGGCTGTTCTCATTTGATGAACCCCTGGTCTCTCGCGGCTACCTCTGACTTGCGGCGCCCAAGCACGCAGTCGCATGACTTGGCAGAGAAAGATCCTTTTTTCTGGACCAAGCCGGTGTCGTGACACTTGTCGCACTTTTCCAGCGGAAGCGCGGTCAGGGCGCCATCAGTTGCAAGCTCGTATTCGATGTCGTGACAGCTCATCACAATCACCGTGCCCCGCGACCCTTGCTTGAATCGCCAGTCCTCAAAGCCCGATACGATCTTGAGTGCGTCAATGACGACCTGCTGTTTGCTCGCCGTTTTCATTTGCCCTCCGCGGTGCACTTCCGTTTATTGACAATCTGCCGCAGCCGCCTGGACTCATCACACACATCCTCCAGAGCCGCTGTAATGTCTGCGCGCTCCTGTTGTGTCAGTCCTGGCGGCGTTTGGCGCCCGGTCATCTGCCCGATCCGATCATCCGGGTAGTACCGCTCCGCGATGCCGCTGCATCCAGGTTCCTCGCAGCAACCCGTGTGGTTCATTGGATCTGGGAACTCAACCTTGCACTTACTGCACCTGACACGATCCGGCGGTGTGGCAGTCATGAGCCAGACTCGCGGTTCTCGATGCGCTCGGCAAAAGCCCGCGCCTCTTTGGCTTGTCGCTCGAACTGTTGCGCCAGTGATTCGTAAGCCGCGCCAGCATTCGGTCCGTCTCGTTGCGGGTCCGGAGCCGCCTTCGCCTTGCGTAGGTCGGCTGCGTTGTCGTCGTAGTGCATAGCCACGATCACCAGATGGCCGCTGATGCTCTCTATCTCCGAGTCTTTAAACATTTGTGGTCTCCCCTAGTAACGCGGTCTGGGCTGCTGGCTTCATGTGCGTGCGTTCATCCATCGGTCCAACTCACGCGGCGAATACCGCGTGTTGTGCCGCGGCAGTAGCTTGGCCTTCGGGCCGATCCCTTTGTATCGCCAGTTGATCAGTGTCTTGGCGGCCACGTGCACGCCGCGGCTGCTTAGGTATGCAGCTGCCTGATCAGTTGTCAGCAGTGCCAGCGCTTCCAGCAGCCGCTTTTCGTGTCGAATAGACTCGCCGCTGACATAGCGCTGTCGACCGCCGTGGCGCGGCAGATACTTCAGAACGCCCTTTCGCAAACAACGTTCGACGTAGCCAACGTCGCGACCCAACATCTCGGCAGACTGTTGCTTGGTATATCCGCCACGTGGAGGCGGCGCCTTGATGATGCGCGGTGGTCGGCGGCCACGAAAGCGCTTTGCGTTGGCCGCGTCAATATAGTTCGCGACCTTCTGCATGTCTTCCGGGTGAACATAGACATCCGATAGCCGTTTGCATCCAAGGCCAAACATAAAATAGGCGCGCTCACTCGTCTTGCTCACTCGCGCGCGAGCGCGCTTTTGTTCAATGGTGAGCCCCTTCTTCATGCGCGAGTACATGGCGGAATCACTCCGCAAACAGCGGGCTTTCACTCATCGGCTTCTCGCCGCGGCTGAACTTCTCGCCGTCCTTGGATCTATAGTTGTCGCGGCCCATGATGCCGTCTGTCACTTCGCGCGCGTAGATGTCAATGTATTGACGATGCCCTACCTGCTCTGCGCGCATCCTCTGCTCCGCGTGCTCAACTGACTCAGCCAGGACAGCGTAGCGAAACACAGACCAGCTACGATCTCGCGGTTGCTTGGGATATTTAACTGAGACGTTGAATAGTTTTTTCATTGGTGCGGGGATCTCTGTCGGTGGCGCGGCCAAACTGCACATGCGGTCTAGTTTTTGCTGCCAGCCCTCAAGGAACGAATCGGGCAATTCGGCATTGCGTAGCGCTCTAAGCAGAATCGCCTTGTTTCGCATGAAGGATGCGCGGAGCGCTGCTGCGTCCTTATGCAGCTCGGTCATTGGAGTTGCTTGATCCATGGGTTAACGCTCCATCACGCTGAATTCTTTTTCGTGCAGCGGCTTACCCGCATCGCCGAACTGTGACAGCGCCTCTAGGCGCGCCAACTCGTCGGTGGTTTGCCAGACGTAGCCAACGAATGTGCCGTCGTCCAAGTGCACTGACCATTTGCGCGTCTTCGGCGCTGGCCTGCTGTTACGCTGAAACATTGTCGCCCTCCCTCTTCAGTTCGTACGGCATCACATGAATGTCGTCGCCCCTGCGGTACGCGGTGCCGGAGGGTTGTTCCAACAGTCGGACTGTCACCCCGCCTGTAGTCTTCGACACAGCACGAACCTCCACGCGCAGGCCATTCAGATAGCCGCCCAGGTTGGTCAACTTCGCGGTGTCACCCTCTTTGTACTTACTCATGCGGGTGACCCGCGGCGCTTCGGCGTCTTTGCGCCGTGGGCGGTCCATCTGCCTTTCTCATCCCACGTGCCATGCGCGCCCAGGTGCTCCATGACGGCTGCGCTCATGTCGCATACTTCCTTGTGGCCGAACCCGTGTTCGTCAGTCTCATACAAGATTTCGCCGGGGTGATATGGCCGACGTTCTTTCTTTTGCCCGTCCGGCCATTCAACGTCGCAGACAACAAACCAATTGTCGTCCGTGTGTGTGACCTCGTGCATACGGGTTACCCGCGCCCCGTAGCGCGTTTGTAAGTGTTTCGGCTCGGTTGGCAGTGTCATTTCGCCCCCTGGTCATATGCAGCAACAACTCGCGCAAGTGCGCGCTCCGACAGCTGATGCGTTTCGCGAACGGTGTGCAGCGCGTCCGGGAACTCGCGCCCCTCGCCGACTAGGCGGCGCAGCAATGCGAGCGCCAGTTTTTCAGTTGCTGTCACGGCAGCACGCCGCATAGGCCGTAGAACCGCGTCAGGCTCGTGCCGTCGGCGGTGCACACCACGGCCGCCACCTGCCTCACGGCCTCTTCCCACGCCTCACGGGCAGGCACGTTGGTCATATAGTCTTTGGGGCGCGCTTTACTGAGAGCAGCGCCGACCGCGTGCGCGCGCAAGACGTCAACCTCATCGACGTCGATTTCAACAGTTTTCTTTGCCATGTCAGGAGTCCTCGCGTAATGCCGCGGGCAGTGTGGTGGTGGTGTCGATCAGCGGCGGGGCGATACGCGGCGCCAAGTGGTGCTGGTAGCCGGTCTCTTTCAGAAAGCACAGCGCACATCGGTATCGAAAGACGTTTGGCACCTTGTAGAGCTGCATGGAGTCTTGCTGGCAACCGCAGCAAATGCCGACGCGGATCTCCGGCTCGGCCTCGGGTCTCTTCTTAGGCATAAACTACTGACCTCCCTTTGATCCGGCGGCCAGCACCGTGCTCCGCCCCAATTGCGTGCTCTTGTAAACGTAGCTGCCGAAGTGGCCGACGTTCTCTACCCACTTGCGCTCTAGTAGGACGTACAGCATTGGCTGCGACATCTGCGGGAAGCCCGTCCCGTTAGCTTCGCCCGCGAGGATTGCGCGCATGGCTCTCAGTTGGTTGCTGTCCATTGTCAGCACCTCGGCTTTCCCTGTTGCGCCGCCAACTTTGCTTTGATCCATCCTTGTCGCCATGCATACGACTTGCCGCGAGTTCGCGGCCATAGTCCCTTGGGGGCCGCTCGCCCCTGATGAAACGCCAACCACCCGTCCGCCATAATCGGATCTCGATATGGGCAGCCCAGGAACACGCGAACCGGCGACTCAACGTTGAGCCCGTCACATCGAAGGCGCTGCCATCTGTGGCCGCGCACGCGCGTGTGTCTGGAGCTTAAGTGCTCGGGCAAGTTACCGTTGGCAAGCGCTCTCACCTGTGCGCCGCATTTGCCGCAGATCAGTTGCAGTCGCTTCATCGGCGCCTGAGCCAGATGCGAACAGTCAAAAACGCGCCCATGCCCAGCACTCCTCCCAAGATGACGGCCCCCGCGCGGGTCACCTCGAAGAATTCGGCAATGACAAATGCGACAGCACATGCCGCTAGAATTGCTTGGAAATGAACGGAGCGCCCGCGGTCTCCCTGCTTTGAGTTAGGCACCGTGGTCGCCTTGGTAGCCTGTCGGCACGTCACCACTACCGCCGCAGTCCTCGCAGTCTTGGTCTTCCTGGCGCGGATGCGATCCATCACCGCCGCATGTCTTGCACTTCTTCCAGCCGGTCGGCACGGCCTCGCGTCCATCAATCTCGTATGGCGGCCCCTTGATGAGGAACAGTGAGACTTCGCACAGAATCGGCTCGCCACTCGGCCATGCGCCAAGGTTTGAATTCGCCGAATCTAGTTCCGCCCTCAGCATGGCGCGCGCCTCTTCCTCGGTCGCGGCCTTGACACGTATCGCCGCAGTCAACGTCGTCTCGAATGCGTATTCGTGTTGTGTCGTTGATTGGGTTGACATACGAAGCGCCGCCGCCTTCAAGTGCGCGCGCTTTCCGGGATCGCCGAAGTGGTGCGCAAGGCTGGTGTATTTCAAAGTGCGAAGTGCGCCGCCCTCCACGAGACACGCGCATTGTCCGGTGACTGCATCGAACTTGCGGATCTCCAACACTTGCTTGCCAGATCGCGTAAACATAGGAATGGTCAATGCGGCGGCCGTCGCCATCATTGCTTGTAGTTCTTCTGGCGTGGCGTCTGGCGGCGCACAAATGGCTGCAGCACACATTGCCGCGGCCCGCTGACTCGCAGCTAGCCCGCTGTCGCCCACATCCCGCCAGCCGCCGCGGTTGTCGCCGACAAGCATGTGCAGACGCCCCTTGACGTCTAGCCATGCGAGGTCGCCTGATTTGGATTTCTCAGTTGGCGGCTTGGTGCCGTATCGAAGCGGCGGCTCGTGAAGGGTGGGCGGCTTTTTGTTGTGTGGCCGGGCGGCAATTTGCTCGCGCGTCTTCTTCGTCACTGGGTCTGCCTCCGTGGTGTCCTATCATCCTACCTATCATAACTCCTGCAGTGAGTTGCGACACCATGCGACGGGATGCGAGTACGGGTTAGCACCTAAGAGACTGAGGCGCGAGATAAATTGCGACGAGATGCGGCGGGCTGCGACAGTCAATACGCGGACTCCCTCTCCACCAATGCCCTCTAACAAATCAATAACCTGGGCCTGATCGTCCGCCGAACCTATCATAGAGCACTACAAAGCCAGGGGTGCCTGTTCGGTCTTAGTCTTGTGTGCGTACCGTGCACGTCTTCATGATAGCTCCAGGCTCGGCGCACCATCGAACCGCAGGACACGAGGCTGCCGCGACATGGGTACTACAGACAACCACGGCCAATTGCCACAAGGATTGGCGCTCAGAACCACCGCGGCAGGCATCGAGGTCGTACGAGCCGATGACTCAACACCGGTCGCCCTGGTCTACGGCGACAGTAAAGATTCCAAGGCGCTCGCCCGTGTGGTCACCTGCTGCGCGGACTTGCTTTATGTTCTGTCGCGGGCATACGCACTTTCCGGCCTGAATAGTACAGACGAGGGTCGAGCATTGAAGCGCCTGATCGCCGATGTGTACAAGAAGGCTGCGGGAAAGACTGTTGATAGATCGCGCGCCACCAATTAATAATCAGGGGCGGTCGGTAGTTCTTTACGAGACCTGAAGGGAGACCGCCACACATGCAGTGCAAGGGAACACGCGGGCTTTCGGAAATCCCAGGGGTTGCAGTCGCAACTCCGCGCATATCATGCGCCCCCCATTGCACATCACCTGCGCCGATTATTGCCGCCCACACCGGCGCCGCATCAGTGACCAACAAAGAAGGTCTCGGAGGAACATTGCGTGCCCGTCCACAAGAATACAAAAAACCACAAGAATCCTCTGCCCGAACTTCGTGCTTTATGTAGCCGCTCAAAAGCCAACGCTACGCCCAAAGATGTCACCGCCGTTCGAAAGAGCGTCGGGCTCACTCAACGAGAGTGCGCCCTACTCATGACTACTTCGCTTCGCTCCTGGCAACAATGGGAGTCAGGTGCGCGGTCCATGAAGGGGCGCGACTATGAATTCTTCTGCTTGCTCACTCACAGCCATCAATCGCGGGTCGCGCTGCTTAAGCTAAAACTTAAGCGTCTCGCAACTCCACGGCGGTGATGTGTGTCGCGGGCTGTTGTTCAACTCACGTTCCCCTAGATTGGAGGATCACCATGGCCGCTTGTGTGAAGTGTAGAGAGAGAGAAGCCACAACGAGGTGCAGCACCTGTGCGCGATGTCGCGCCTATATGCATCGGTGGGGAAACGAAGGCGCAGATCGCGTGCTTGAGCACGCAGAGCGACTGAGACTGCGGCAAACGCTGGTCGATTCTGTCGCCGTTGTATCAGACGACCGCGTGAAGTTCGTAGATCAGAAAGAGCTGGAAGCCAAGCACATCCTTTTCGCGTCAAGGGTCAAACGTCGCGCGAAGGCCGTGGTTGTTTCAATCAAGGCCGCTGAAGCACTGCACCGGAGACGAGCGTGAAACGCAAAGCATATACCGATGAGTTCAAGATCGAGACGGTTCGAATGCGCCGTGCGGGCATTCCAACTGAACAGGTTCTAGCCAAGCGCGGCATCTGCTCTAGCATGCTTGCCAACTGGCTCAAGAGATTTCCAGACGAGCCCCCAGGCGCGGCGCCGGTTATTAAATCCACGGCACTCGTCGTTGCTACAAAGAAGAACGGACACGCGCACGAGCCCGCTCCCGCCGATGACAAGGACGCTAAGAAGCAAGAGCTATACGCCTTGGTCGCACAAGGCATGAAGGTGAAGGCCGCCGCGATCAAGGTTGGGGTTCCGATCACCACCGCATACGGGTGGCGCACCACTGACCGGAAGAAAAACGGCGGTCAGCTGGTGGTCCACAAAGGTCCGGCGATCGAGCCCACGCGCGTTCAGCCTGACGGCGTCGCGGCGCTTGTGGCCGCAGCTGAAAAAGCTTGGATCAATCTCAAGCAAGGGCGGCGTGAGAAGGCAGATGACATTCGTGCCAATGTGCCGGGCGCCGAAAATTTCTCTGACGACTTCTGTCGTGGCCAGATCGCGTACAACGCGCTGGCGAAAGTTCTCGGAGTCAAGTGAATGAACGATGCGGGCACTCGAATCGACCGCGCCCATGCGGTCTGCGCGGGGTGCATTAACGGCGCCACCGCACACTTGAGCACACAGGAACGTCTGCAAGTTTTCCAGGGGCTAATCGGCGGGGCAAGGATCACGGACACATTTATGATCCGCTTGTACATGGTTGCCGCGGATTCCTATATCGCCCACTTTGCCGCGTATCGCGTAGCCCAAGAGAATGGAACCACTGCCCAGCTCGTCGCCAAGCTGCAGCAGATTTCCCGCGAGTACGAGGCCACCCGCGCCAACGTTCTGGAGATACTGAAATGTTCAAACGGCCAATGAACCGGGATCTTGAGCGCGCATGGGAAAAGGCGGCGGAGAATCCTGGCGAGAGCATCGACATAGGCAGAATCGTTGTGTGCGACGGGTGTGCCGTTGATTACACGGATTCCACTGAAGTCGGCGGGGTGATCTTTGGTTCATATGCGCTTTGCGCCATATGTGCCGTCGCAGCGGAGGGCGCGCCATCCCGTATTCGGGCGCGGTGCCCACAGGACGTCTCCTTCGCGGACTTCGTGCGCCAGTATCGAGGCAGCAACAACGCAATCAGAATGATTGGACCTATCGAGCCGTGAGGAGGCCAATGGGCCATGCATATCCAATACGACGAACAAGCTGACGCAGCGTATATCTACCTTGATGACGCCCCTGCTGCGCCCGGCTCTGCGGTCAAGACTTATGCCTGCGACAAGCGCGCTGGCACTATCAATCTGGACTTCGGCGCTGACGGTCGGCTACTTGGCATCGAGGTACTGGATGCGCGCCGACTGTTGCCTATAACAGCCATGTTCGAGGCGCGGCGTTTATGACGTTCAAGGTCCAGCAGCGCATGTGCGCCACGTGCATTTATCGACCCGACTCGTCCCTCGACCTGAAAGCCCTGGAAGACGCGGTGCGCGATCCGCACATGGGCTTCAAGGGTCACCGTATCTGTCATCACGCGCCGAAGGGGTCTCAAGTGTGTTGTCGCGGTTTCTGGAACGCCCACAAAAACGAATTCCAGGCCGGGCAGATCGCCCAACGGCTGAACGCGGTGGAGTTCGTGGATGTTTAGCAGTTCATTCACTTGCATCAACTGCCGACTGATCACTGCACTGCCAGGACGTACCCGCATGCGTGTCACATGGCGAGTTAGGCACCCATTTTGGGCGCAACTACTGATTTCGTGGTGGCTTCCCTCTGAAGTGTTCGGAATCTACCAGGGGAGCGGGGAGAAGTGGCGCTTGGTTGGCGGCGCTGAATGCCCCCCACGTATGGCGGCGGCGCTCTCAGAGATTGAAGAGCTAATTTTGAAGCGGAGCGAGGAGGCGGAAAATGAAGGAACTGGATAGCAGGCTCATCAGCGCGGTTCCTGGACGGACGCGCATGCGCGTCACCTTCCGACACCGGAACCTGTGGCTCATGCGCCTCCTCGGCAGCCCGCCTTACATCGACCTGGAATCTGTCTATCAGCGCGACGGCGACGTATGGCTGCTCGTTGCTGATAACAACCGGGCGACCGAAGTGCACAAGAGTCTTTTCCGCACATTGACTGAGATCGAAGCGCGGTTGATTGGCGCTGAGTACGCGGGAGCCAAGTGACGCACACCGGCACTATCGCGGATTGCTATGGCGACTTTTCAGAGCCGGCCGAGACGAGTCTTTTCTGCAGGCTATGCGGCCGACAGACAGTGCAGCATCAGCTATGGGAATCGCACTGCGGCGGATATGAGGATCACCGGTATACGTGTACGACGTGCGAGCACGTGTGGTGGGTTGACGGAATTGATTCATGACGCTGCGCACCTGCCTGCTGCTGATGGCAGCGCCCTTGGCAGGGATGACGGCGAGCGCGCCTCCAGGGTGGAAGTGGCTGGCCTTTGCCGGCGGGTTTCTATGCGGCGTGTTTGTCATCTGGTGGGACTGGCGATGCAGAAGGAAACATTCGTGACCCCTACTCCGGGCAATCCCGCCCGCAGCAAGGGGAACAGCGATGCAGAGGTTTCAACTGGAACGCGCTTTGATGGTGAAGCGCTGGCGAAAAGAATGGGAAGCCCACGGGCGTGACTTTGGAAATTGTCATTGCGGGCGCGGCATGGGCACGATGAGAAAACACAGGCCGTACGAGAGCCATCCATCCAGCTCCTGTCGGGTTTGCGCTCTTGAGCGCATGTGGGCCCGCCGCGAACGAAGAAGAGAACGATACGAGGGGCGGCGCGACGCTGCCGCCGGGGAGGAGTGATGTTCAGCCAAAAGACTACGGCGGTCACGCGCAAGACGCCGCGACCACCCGTGCCGGTTGTGTATGTCGATGCAGTCAAAGCATTGCAGGCATGCACGACCTTTGATGAAGCGCGTATGTGGCACAACAGGGGCGAGGCCCTGGCCGCGTGGGCGCGCATCTATCGCCAGAATGAAGCGCTAACCGAAGCCAAGCGTCTCAAGCTGCATGCATTCCGTCGCATGGGGGTGATCGCGGCGGAGCTGCGCCCCGGTGGCGAGAGTAGCAGGGGCCGTCTGCCTGGGCCGACAAGCCTGATGATGGAACACGGCTTCAAGAAGCACGAGGCAACAGCGGCCTGCCAGCTGGCGGATATGGCGGACAGCAAGTTCGCCAAGATTCTTGTGCGCCCGCTGGCCCCGACGACCGTTGCTGACGTCATGACCAAGCGCAACGCGGATTGGCGAAACTTTGCCAAGTGCGCGCACATGTTGCGGGCCGCATGCCGCAATCAGACACCTACCCAGGTAGCGGCTGCGGCGCGTCAACTCCGGCCGCGCCATCGCGAAGGCGCCAAGGAAGCGGTGCGGGAGCTGATCGAATGGTTGGAACAACTGGAGCAGCGTTTGACATGAGTCAGGACGAGTTCAGAGAGTGGGAGCGGAAAACGGATGCGCGTATTCGGCCGTGGATACAGGCATGCGCGGCTCTTGGAGGTTTCACCATGATCTTTTTACTCGCCGTGCTGCACAAGTTTCACGTGCCGCTGCCGCCGTTTTTTGACTGGGCTCTTGCGTTGCCATGGTTGATTCTCGTCGTCCACCTGTTCGGGCGGCAGCCATGAACCTACTTGAGCTGGAGGAAGCGACGCGCGGCGCCCGCATCGAGCAGATGTCGGCGCAGGCAGTCGGAGTTATCGACGTGCTGGCTACAATGTTTCCGCCGGCAGATCGCGCGGAGCTATACCGGCGAATCGCAAAGCGCTGCCTATTCGCCGTGGAGAACTTGGCCGCGTGGGAGGACAAAGACGGTGACTAGGGAGCAAGAAATAGAGGACATTGGCCGCCCCGCATCATGGCCGCGATGGCCGCTGTTGCCTATGAAGAACAGCACTGGCCGCGACTTGCAGTGCGGCTTCCTTCACGTCAGCAGCATGACCACCGTTTACCTGTGCAATACCTATCGACTGCCGAGCGGCGGCGGCTGGGAAGAAGTTCTGAGATCACTACCGAAGCAGAATTTCGAGAGTGTTAACGAGATGCTGGACGCGGGCTGGCGCGTCGACTAACCCAGGAGGCAACTGATGAACCTTTACGCGTGGATTGGTGAGGACGAGTTGGGTAGCGGCGAAATCGGGTTGAAGCAAGCCATTGTGCCCGCCGGCTGCATTCCAATGGTCTCCGTTCGCCGCGATAAGATCGAGCGGGAGGACATCATTCAGCAACTGCGCCTGCAGGCCCGGCGGTCCGGCAAGTCCATTCGTCTTGTGCGGTTTGTACTGGCAGAAGACGTTGCACTGGTTACGCCAGATGCTGGATAAAGTTTCCATTCCAGTGTGCATTTGCTGCGATGAACTGATCGCGGCTGATGACGCCATCCGGTACATGGCCAACGGCGACCCGCTTCATTGGGAATGCATGTGCCGGCTTGTCTTGGGATCTGTTGCGCACCAAGAGCGGCGGTGCCACTGCTACATCCCAGGCTCGACGGAGGAAGATCCAGCGGGGCTGACCAAGAGACAGGCGGCTCAAGCTGCGTTGGACACGTACAGGATAAGAACTTTTCCGGATTTTCTGAACAAGCGCGGCTCGTGTCCACTCTGTGGCTGTTTTGAATTTCACCCCGGTCCACGCGGCGGCGCTGCAAGAAACATCAAGTGCGCGCAGTGTGGCGTCAAGTTGTGGTACTCGCCGCCGTTTATACCGTCTTTGGTTTTCAACGAGGATCAGTTCTATGACCTCGCGGTGCGCGAACGTCTCCAGGTGTTCGATCCATGACCGACAACTCCAGCCCAGATTGGCAAGCAATCGCCAACGAGCGCCGCGCGCGCATCGTCGCCCTCGAAACTCAGGTGGACCAGTGGGAATACGAGGCCAAGAAAATCCTGGGTCGCATGCGCCACACGATCATGCATTTGCCGCGACTAGACGCGACGTTGGCATTCAACTCCGGTTACTTGCAAGGTCGGTATGAGCGATACGAGGAGGCGCTGCAGGCATTGCTACCGCGCGTCGAAGGCGCCGAGCGTGCGCTGATACAGGAAGCGCTGTCGTGACTGTGTGGCTTTGCCAATGCCTTTGCGAGCAACGGCACTGCATGATCGCGGCCGCGTTTGACGACGCGGTGCTGCCGCCGGCCAAGGCGGAAGAAGACACGCGCATTGGCTTCGAAAGCATGGTTGCCGCGGACCCAAAAAACCGCCGGTGCAGAGTGTGCCTTAGCGAGAAGTTTCACTATGAAACCCGCCAGACCCCGTTTAAGACTATGGAGGAAGCGATTCCCGCCCTCGCGCGAACCCAGGCAGCCAATATCGCGTCTGGCGACATGATCGAAGCCATACGGAAGAGCGCCCACTAGCAACCACCATGGAAGGGCATAGCAATGAAACCAACCGACGTGACGCTTCATGACCAACTGTCGTTCGCGCGCCGCGCTCGCGACTACTGGACGACTGGTCAAAGCAATGGGCAGGGTAAGCAGCCGCGCGCCATATCAATGGCGGACACATGGACGGCGTTGGTGTTCTCACTTGAGGATTACGAGAACATCCGAACCGTGTGTGCGCGGCAGTTCAAGGTGTTGACGGATGTAGTCAATGCCGTCAAGGGCGACCCGCCGCCTGATACGTTATGGAGTCATCACGATGCGGCCGACCTCGTCAGGGATCTGAAGAAATGGGCCGTGGCAATGGAGGATTCGCGTAACTTCTGGCAGGGCCTTGCAAACGAGCGTGCAGAGGAAATCGCGCGACTCCAGGAGTTGAAATGATCAGTAACCGAATTACGCCGACTGCGGAAGAAGTAGCGGAGAGCCGCGATCGGCTGCATATTCCGCCGGATTGGATTTGGGGTTGGTGCGCAAACCCGCTGTGCGACCAGTGGTGTTGGTATCTCCCAGGTGCAGAGGTCGCGGCTAAGGAAATCGGCAAGCCGTTCGCGGCCACGTGTTCTGCGACGTGCACCCTGGCGATCATCCAGGCAATGCCTTGACCCTCTACCGCATCACCGGAAAAACGTACGGCGGGCGACTGTTTTGCGCCGCCATTGGTGAGGGACTGTGCGCGCCCATTCTCAAATACATGAAGGGCTGGACGGTGCGTCGTATCAAAGCGTTCTGCGCGGAACGGGGCTGGACTATCGAGGTGATTCAAACCAAGGAGCCGCCGCCATGATCGTCAAGATTCAGCGTAGCCTGTTCTCGACCGTGGGGCCGCGCCTGTTGATCTACAGCGAAGACAACTCCATGCGTGGCGAATGGCCGCTCACTGAAGAATGGGCGATGCGCTTCACCACGGACGGCACAATCGGGGACTTCCGGTTTTTCGCGGAGGTGCACTGGCCCAATATTGAGGCGCCGCCACTGTTCATTGACCGGGCGCCGGACCAGGACTGGTGAACGCGCCAACGACACTTGAGGAAGCTCAGAACCACTTCCCGCCCATGTGGGTGGTCTATGACCGGCCGCGCGACTTCCCCAACGTCGTCATTCTCTGCCGCGTGTGGTACGGGGAATTTGCTACGACGCAGATCATGACCGCAGAAAGTCTGGCTGAGATGCGCCGAAAGCTGATCGAGGCTGGAGCCTGCGCAAATATCGGCCGGTTCCCGGATGACGATCCGTGCATCGTGGAATGCTGGGTATGACGCGCCGGATGATTTGCGTTTTCGGTGGCCGCGAGTTTGTTGCACATATGGCACTGAACAGGGCGCTGGATCATCTGCATGGAATGTATCGTTTCACGCACCTGCTTCACGGAAATGCCCGCGGCGCGGACACGCTCGCTGACCAATGGGCGCGAGCCCACGGCGTTCAGCCCGTGGCATGTGATGCCCTGTGGGAATACTACCGGGGACTCGGCAAGGTAAAAGTCGCCGGCAAGACGCGTAACGGCACCATGCTGGAACTTGAGCCGGATTTCGGTCTTTGCTGTCCCGGCGGCAACGGCACTGCGGATATGCTTGAACGATTCCTTGCATACATGGCGATGCGCGCGGACGTCCGGCTGTATGAGTTAGACATAGTGCGCAACGTCCTTCATCCACGACTGCGGTGACACGAAAGGAGAGAGCCATGGCCAAGCGAAAGAAGAAGGCGCGCAGCAAGATCGTTGTAACAATGCCCGTGCCAATGCTGGCTTTCTACGAGGGCGTGGCCGCGTACGCCGGGGTCAGTCTGGATGACTGTTTCAACATCGTGCTGGCGCTGGGCATGTTGCGGAACGAACATTCGAAGTCGCCATGACCCCGGCGCAAATCGTGCGTGCGGCCATTCCAGGTGCGGACGGATACCTGTGCGAGCACATTCTGTGGGGCCGCACGCCGTTCCCGTTCGCGCCCGTCACGGCACGGTCGCTATACAAGGCAGCAGCGAGCTGGCGCCGCGCCACCGCGAAGGGAATTGTCCTGTGCGATTTCTGTCATCGGCTTGCTGAGCCTGACCAAAGAACGTGCAAGGGTTGTGCGATGGCTTTGGCAGCCGGGAGAGACCAATGAAGGCGAAGCGCAGATCGTCCAGGAAACGCGACTTGCTTGCCGGCCGCGATCCCGTGAGTCAGTTGTACAGAGCGGTGCGCCGCTACGTGGAGCACAACAATGGCAACATCATTGTCATCGGCGGCATCGGCCTGATTGACGATGACAGCAGTCGCGGGAAATACAGCATCGTCGTACGTTGCCTGGGCAAGCGCCCAACCTTTCCATGAGCTGTAACCGCGTCTTTGCAACCGCTGATACGCACTTCCACCACAATGGAATCATCAAGTGGGAGCTGGCGCGGCAGCGGTTCTTAACAATCGAAGAGCATGACCGGGAGCTGGTGGAGCGCTGGAACGCGACCGTCAAGCCCAATGACACCGTATGGCACTTGGGCGACGTGTACTTTGGCGGAAGCGCGCGGCACGAAGTCCTTGGCTACCTGCACGGGGTCAAAAAGCTGGTGATGGGCAACCATGACCAATATCCGATGGCGGTGTATCAGCAATATTTCAGCAGGATCTACGGCGCTGCGGAATATCGCCACTGCATTCTGACTCACGTGCCGGTTCATCCAGATCAGTTCCGCAGGTACGCGCGGAACATTCACGGACACATGCACAGCGCCAAGATGAAAGACCCGCGCTACATTTGCGTGTCAGTTGAGCATCACGATTTGCGCCCGGTGTTGTTCGATACGCTGTTGGCTACGCCCCAACCGCACCCAGGATCGTGGGCAACACTGTCACCGGCCGACGCGTACGCTGCCGGCTATGGGGATGGGCTCGCTTGGTATGACAGCCGAGAGGATCAGCTGAGATGAGGCGCACCGATTGGCGCGGGTGGACGATTCGCCTGAAAGATTGGCCCGTGACGCTGTACGTTCAAGACGAAATGCCCAAAGGGCACGCGGCGTGGACGGATGACAAGGACAAGGCAAAGGGGTTTCGCAAGAAACGTGAGGCGGAAGAGTTTATTTCTCGCCTAGGCGGAATTGCCGAGACCGTTGTCGTGGAGTTCACGCCTTGGCGGCGGACGCCACAGTGAGGACGCGCAAGATGAGCACAGCTGATTGGCGCTGCCTGATAGCCATTGTCGTGTGCGCGATCCTGGCGAGCGACGGAGGTCCACAGCTCGTGATGGCATTTATCATTGGTGGTCTCGGGGTAATTCTTGGGTACGGCCTGGGGAGGCAACATGGCAAATGATTCGACTGTTCCGCCGTTCCCGTGCGTTGAGTCTACCGCCGACTTCGTGGCCAACGGCCTTCGTGTACGCATCTGGCGCAACGAAGACCCGGACCCGATTCACCTCAAGGCGAAATACGACAATGACGACATCCGTGAGCTGGCGCGTTCCCACGCCGGTGGCGCTACGTCCCTGGCATTCCTGATTTCAGGAGCTGCGCGCATTAACGCAGTGCATGTGCAGGACGCGGAGACTGGGGACGGGTTAGTCATCTACGTGGTGTGGCCATGACAATGAAAGACATGATGGACGAGGAGTGGATGCGTCGAGAGGCGCGGCGCATCACTGAAGAGCTGATGCCTGGTTCGATGGCGATCGGCAAGGTGGTGCAGCACCCTGACGGACGCACGGTGAAGGTGACCAGCGGCCAATATTGGGGCACGCACGGACTGAGTAATTTTTGGTATTGGCGTGAAGTGATGGCAGATGGATCGTTGTCAGAAACTGAGGAGCACGGATATGGATGGTGAGCGCGGCTTCCGCCTTGGGGAGATTGTTCTTCTGACCTACGGAAGATTTGAAGGCAGGGAAGTGGAGATTGTGGACGAGCTGGCGACGCGCGTGATCATGGTTATTCGCGGCTACCAAGTGGAACGGGAGACGTATCGAGTCTTGATGCCGACGGGAAAGATTGAATCAGTGGCGCCGCAATACCTTCGAAAGCGCGGGTGGCGCTCGGCGAACGCCGACGCGCTAGAGACGGAAAGACAGAATTGAAAATTGGCGAGAGGGAGTGCTGTGCTCCGGCCCCCATTCTACGATCTAGGCTCGGTCTGCCTAACTGCCCTAGGTGGTCTGGTGCCTCCTAAAGTCGCACCGCAACCAAAGATTCGATCCAGGTACACCGGAGCACAGCAGAGCGAAGCATACACATCCTTTTGCGTGCATTGCACGTTACGCGCATTGTGCGTTATACCTAGTTGCTGGCCGGTTTACGCGTGCTGAGAATGACAATGGGTGCAAGCCCCAACCACACGGAGGCATTTGAAAAATCATGACAACTCTCAAGCTGCCCAGATGGATGACCAGAATATTTGAACCAATATTTCCACCACACGTCACGCCAGAAGAGACGGAGGCGCAATTCCCCGATTCAGAGACCGAACGATTGGCCGCCGAAGTGTTCGCGCGACTGAGCCAGATCAACGACGACGACGGCGTGCAGGACCCACAGGGGCGTCTATTCAGGCTCGCGATGGATGTTTGTGATGAGACACCAGCGCTCGCTGGTAAACAGATGTCAGACGCGGATCGACAAGCAACTGAAGGCGCGCTGCGCGCGGCGACGCAGCGCTTGCCTCCTGAACAGCGCGAAGTCCTGATGCTGCACGTTTCAGACGGACTTACCTACAGGCAAATCGCTGCGCGACTACAGCTGTCGGACCCTGTGGTCCTGCGGCGCCTGCGCGTTGCCTACTGCACCCTTCGCATGAGCACCTGAGGAGCCCTTAGGTGGGATGCTCCGCGAGCCACGTGCGCGCTACTTCCGTTGAGATATCATCGCGAAGACGCCACGCGGCTCGCTGCTCTACCGTCAGTCCGCGGTCTGCTGCCACAGCTTCTGTCAGCTGACGATCCAACTCCGCCAAGTCTTGGTTGCCGCTGGTAACCGCGCCCGCGAGCGCAGTCGCCAAACTCAGATACCCAGTCCACTCCGTCACCTTGCTCGGATCGGCGCGGCCTTGCAGCAATGCGGTGGCCACGGATTGCGCGATGCTCAGGTAGATCATCAGCGTGTTCATTTCAGTAACCCTCCGACAGTGTCAATCAGTTTGTTGATGATCGGTGTCGCCCTGGCGATCCAGTCCGCGACATTCTGCTCGACGATTTCAAGCCGCTCCTGCGGCGTCGTCCCCTGCTTAACTTCCACGCTTACTTGGGAATACGCAGTGAGCGCATCCTGCAGTGAGTCGCCCACTGGCTTGCTGTCAACCATGGCTTGGGCGACCGGCCGCTTCACGTCGTCAGCAACGGCGGGGTTTTTAAGGATCGAGGCCCCTTGGTCCTTGGCGATCACATACGAGCCATAGAGCGCGTCTCCTTGCTGCTCGACGGTTTGTGCGGTCTTGAATGGGTTGCTACCGCACGCCGCGAGAATCAGCAGCAGGGGCAGGATTGATAGTTTCAGCTTCATGGCTTGGGCTCCTTTGGCACCTTGGTGGGATCGGCATCGAGCAGCGGTGGGTTCGTCACCACCTGGACAGCGGCGGCGCCAGCCGTGAGGGTCAGCGGCGCGACTTGAGACTTCTGTCGCTTGATGATCGCGAGCGCGCCGAGCCAGATTGCCGCGCCCTGCGTGAGGTCAGCAAAGATGGCGTCGATGTCGGCGCCAGAAAACTGAACATGCAGCCCGAGGTGATCTGCGATACGCGTCAGTATTGAAAGCAGCTGCGCCGCCATTGCGAGCACGGCGCGCAGTTGCACTTCGGATTCGTACCAGGGAATAGGCGGCAACAGCGGTTGTGGATCGCTCATATTCCCAGAACTCCTCTAATTCGAAGCCAGTGTTGTATTCGGTCATCAAGGCCGTTGTAGCCGCCGTTGATGGCCTTGGTGAGCGCGGCGAAATGATCTGCGTCGGCGTGTTTGTTGAGCGCACGTGTCGCCCAGAACCACCCGGCCGATCGACAGGCGTTCTGAGGCAACTCGAGGATTTCCGGTGAAGCCATCAAGTCCAGGTGCAGAGCAGCGCCGCAGCTCGCGTAGTTCGCTCTACCTGTGATCTGCAACAACCCGCGGCCCTTGAACCTGGGCCCGTCTCCCGGAGTGACGTTCCCCAAGTCCCTGCGGCCTTCATAGTCAGCGCCGTCTGCGATCTCCTTGACGTACCGAAGTGATCCGGACTCGTGACACACCTGGGCGAGAAACGCGGCCTGCCGCTTGGTGGTGTCGATATCGAACTCCAGCATTGCGCTGGTCAGTGGTGCCGCGTACGTTGTTGCCCGAGCCGCGGCGAACGGCATCATTTGAGTCAGCTCAGCGGGAATCATCTTCCCTTTCGTCTTGAATGCGCCGCTGATGCTCGCGACGTTCGCTGTACCGCTGCTCCATCTGTGCCCAAACAGCTAGCGGCGTTATCTCGCTCGCAAGCTTGTGCACCTGCCCCCGCAGCCCGGTCTCGTGCGTGCCGATGTCGCGCTCCACCCTCTCAAGCTTTGCCTTGATGTCGGCCACGGCAGTCGCTAGGCCAGTACGGAAATCGCGGCAATCGTCGCCGTGCCTCCAGATGGCCGCGATAACGGCGCCCAGGACAGTGGTCTGCAGAGTAATCAGAATGCCGAAGAGCCAGAGGATGACGTTCTCGCTCATACTCAGGACACCGGAAAGAGCGCCGATGGCGGCGTGAAGTTAGTCGGATATCGGGCCACACCCTTCGTGATACGCAGGCACTTGAACTGCCCCGTGAAGCCGAAGACGTTTGCGTCTTGATCGCCCGCGTTTCCTAAGAGGACTCGGCTCGCTTCGTAGTCTGTCGCATCGGCGAACGTAGAGCCGACCTGCACGCCATTTACAAAGAGCCGCGTGCTGCCTGAAGCGCGGCAAAGCGCGATGTGGTGCCATGTATCGACGACGATAGTTCCAGTCGGTGCGGCGATTCGGTCAGAGCCGCCGACGTATAGGCGTAGATCGCCGGAGCCTGCGTGATATAGGGCCGGGCGGAGTTGATTCAGCGCCGTGCGCTGGTCGTACCAGATTTGCGGCCCGCCAGCGAGCGTCGTCGGCCGCGCGTAGAACTCGATGGTGAAGTCGCCAGTGCCGTAGCCGAAGTTCGCGTGGCTCTCGGTCACGATATAGTTCTGCGCGGATGGATCATCCAGGCACGACGTACCGAAGCCCGGCGTTTGCGCGGTGCTGATTGTTGGAGTGCCGCTGCGCGTCCAGAGATTGCCGCGCTCATCCAGGAACCACGTCTGCGCGTTCGCGCCCTCAAAGTTCAGTAGGGCCACGACGCTGGCGAAATGCGGATCAATCAGGTCCGTGCGGAAACTTCCGAAGGGCGCGGCGGGCGGCGTGAAAGCTTCTGTATACCGAGCGCGTCGCGTGATTCTGAACTCGTCAATCTGCCCATTGAAGCCGCCGGTGCCGCCGGGCTGGGCGCCAATCCGTACCGCGTTGCTTGTGATGTTTGTTGCGTCGCTCGTGGGGCTGCCTACTAAGAGGCCGTCGACGAACAGCCGGTAGATACCGGCGGCCCTGCATAGAGCGATGTGCTTGTAAATCAATGGCACTGCTTCGCCGCCACCGCCGACGATGACGTTGCTTGCTGCCCCATCGAATAACGCCCATCCGAAATTGAATGTGAGCGCATACACTCCCCAGCCGCCGGCATACGAGAAAATGAAGTGATTGCCGGTGAGCGTGGCCCCAATCCGATGCCACGCCTCCATTGTGAAGTCGCGGGTGTTGTGCACGAAGACAGCGTCGGTGGCGTTTAGCCAGTCGCCCGTTCCGTCAAGCTCCAGTGCGCCGCTTCCGTACTGCGGCGCGACCGCGCCGCAGGTTGCGTTCCCTGCAGGAGTCCAGGCGACGCCCTTTTCATCCGTGAAGGTGGTGCCGCTCGCGTTGAACTTGAGCAACGACACGACGTCGTCATAGAACGGATCGCCGCCATCGCTAGTCAGCGGTGCCGCAGCTTTGTACGGATGAGCTGCGGGGAGGTTTGCCTGTAGGCCCCACTTCCACGCCAAATACCCTTCGATTTTCAGCCGGTCATCTATGGCGTGCGTGACGATGATTTCCGCGATGTCGCCATCCAGGCTGAAACTTCCTTCCACCCAGCTGCCCACGCCGATAGAACTTGGCGCAGTATTGGAAGTGTTTCCTGCATCCTGATGCGTCGTATTGAGCACCGATGTTCCATCGCGCCACGCTCTGCAGAGCGCACTCAGATACTCTGAGTGAATGGCGAAGAGCTGCCACGTATTGCCGGCAATCGCGCCTGCGTCCTCACTATCCAGACCCTGCGCGTCGGTCCGTTGCCCTGTTGGGCGCTCTATGTTGTCCACCTCGGACGCGTAGTGACCGAAGCGAGCATTGGTATTATTTGCGGCGTCGCCATCTCCAATCGTGAAGACAACCGGAAAGGCGCTGCCCGCCAGGGCGCCGAAGCGCCGCACGACGTAGTACGCAATGCGCGGCACGTTCTGGCCGAGTCCAGCTAGATTCGCTGCGCCAACGAGGCTGTCGTTGCTGCCGTCATAGTGAAGAACCGGCAGACTGTTCAGCGTCACAACACCATGTGTCGGCCGATTCGCCGCAGTGGCCTGCGCGACATCTCGGTTGTTCCCGCTCTTGTCCTCCAACTGCGAGACGCCAGAGGAGATGGTCACGGTGTCTGTATCGGCGGCGTCAAACCAAAGCTGTGTAGTGATATCAGCCGGCGTCCAGAGGTCTCCTGGGTCTGGACCTGGACCACCGCCGCCTATGACGATGCGGATGCTGGCGACAATTCCTGGAATCATGTGACCTGCTCCGTGGCGCCGAACAGATCCGCTTCGCTACCATCAACGGCCACGATTTTTACAGTGAACGTGCCATCCTGAGGGATCACCAGTGAGCCTCCGAATGGCGCATTGATGGTCATGCCCGTCGTCGGCGTGATTTCAAGATCGCCTGCGCCGACGTTGCGGCCGTGGAACTCCTGGCCTAGCGTGTAACCAGCTGTGTCGTCAAAAACATATTCTTTGGCAGCCGCGTTGGTGAACCTGACATACGCGCCCGCAGCGGCAGGCAATGCATTGCGCGACGTTCCAGATTCCGTGATGACTGCCGCGAATGTCGTCGTTTGCACGGCTTCAAGTCGCGCTATGCCGGCGGTGTCTTGGGAAAGAACAAGACCGTCGCCCACTATGATCGCGGTTACGTTCTCAACTTCCGTCGGAGAACTTTGCTCATCAGTGAGCGTTAGGCTGATCTCCTCCCACGTTGCATCCTTGCGTCCGTAGAGCGCGCCGTCTGAAGGGGCGTCGCCAAGTCCCGCGGCTAGACTCCATGATCCGCCGGTTCCGCCGGTGAACTTGTAGAACCCATCGTTATCGACGTTGAGTATGAACTTGACCTGACTGCCGGCCTGATAGAACTGCCAGAACGTGCCCTGGGCGACATAGCGCGCTAGGTTGTCTTCCTCTCCTACCCATGCGCCCGTCGCCACGCCGCCCTCACCTGCGACGATGTACATATCGCCGTCAGAAGGCCCCACCGGCGGCGCCGTCAGCGCCATGGAAATGACGCCGGTCTGAATCAAAGCATCCGCAACGATGAGCGCAAGATTGAGTCCCGCCGCTGGATCTAACGTGCCCTCCGGAACAAGAGGCAGTCCAACGTTTGGTGTGTCGCTCATGTAATGATCACCTCGATAGTCGGCCCGGCTCCGGTCAGTTCGTTAAGCTGCCGGACGCCAATGGTCACGGGCGAGCCCAGCGCGGCGATGCTTTGCGTCAGTGTTTGCGCGTCTGTGTCGACGCTGATGACGGGGTTGGTCCCGTCAGAGAAAGTCACGCGATATCCGTCGAACCGCTCGCCGTGAACCGTGACCGCGCCAGCGCCAAGACGCGCCACGCCCTGCCAATCAACAATGGCGTCCGTCCCTTCACGTCTGGCGCGCACGTATCCAGGCTCACGCTCAATCTGTGAGCGCCCCGCGTAGACCATGCTCACCACAATGCCGTCGTCTTGATTGGTGCCAAAACTGGTGGCGCGAAACGTCAGCGTTCGCCCAATGTCCACCAAGCTTGCGTTCACCCGAATGAGGGCGTTTGCGTCCAGCAGCACGAAGCGCTCACCGATAGCGTGCGCCGCGGTTGTGGTGCCTTTGCGCCCGCGAATGAAGTACGACAGATCCCAGACGCCATCCGACGTCTCATCGGCGTTGCCAAACTGAATGATCTCGTTACCGATGATCGCGAGGTTGGCGCGATTCAGGAGTTCAGTGAGCGTTCCTCCTTCAAGTTCGGCGAACGGCGTATGAATCCGCACGGTGCAGGAGTTCACTTCATCAGGAAACTCCTGCGGGTGATCCCCCAGCGTTGAGACCAGTTCCCCAATAACCGCCGAGAGACTGCTAGAGCCGGCGTCGATATAGTTCGCGCCGCCGTCATAGCTGAGTTCCACCAGGGCTCCGGTCCATGCGCCTAGAAGGCCCGTCAGTGCCACGTAGTAGATCAGCCCCTGGGCATCGTCTGCGTCCCGTAGGATGTGGATGTCGAGCGGAACAATGACGGTTGGACCGACTACGTTGGACGGTGGCGAGGACGGCGGCGAAACCGGAAACGCCTCAAGGTTAGATGTGTAGGCGCTCTGGCGATCACGCAGTAGCGCGTATTCCTGATAGCCCTCGTTGGTCACGATCTTGATGACGCGCGTCCGAACGGTTTTTCCCTGCCACTGCACGAACAACGTGCTGGCGGGAACGATGCGCAGCCACTTGTCAGGCAGGCAGAACTTCAGCTCTCCGCCCTGCTCTTCCGCCATCAGCTTGTGATTGATGGCGATTGTGTGCGCTGCTTCCTCTGCATTCATCAGCACGGCGGATTGCAGCGACGTCTCGCCGGTGGCGCGGTGATCTCCAGAACGCTCGCTAGACTGCTTCTCGGTTGCGAGGCCGCCTGCAACGTCGTAGTAGTTCAGGTGCAACACGCGCGGGATCTGAATCCCATCAGACCGCCGCGTCTGCTCGATATCCTGCTCGTCGTTGAGCATGTCGTTTTCCGTGACGGTGGCAATGGTGTCGTCGCCTCTGGGCGTAAAGTGCACCTGCCCGTCATAGCCTGACGGATCGAACAGGAATACCTGAGAGAGCGCGCGCAATGCCTCCGTGCACGGATAGGTGTTAATTACCGCGAAACCGCGAACCTGCGCATCCAGTCGTTGTACGTCGATGTTGCGCGGGTCCATGCCCGCGCGAATCGCCAACTCCATCACCACTGTTGATAGGGAGTACGTGCAGTAAGCCATTACGTCGTGGACGCCGTGGACAGCTGGAACTGCAACCGCCAGCCGCTGTTCATCCCGATCTGTATGAGGCCGGATTCCCCAGCCTCCGCGCTTAGCAGGTGTTCTTCTGCGTAGCGCTCGCGCTGTGCGCGGAAGTACAGGGAGCCTGCGCGGCAGTACGCGAGAATGATGTCGGAGATGCCGCTTTGATTGTCGCGGTTATCGTCGTGCGCACAGCGTGGCGTGATCGAGCCAGACGGCAATACAAGCGTCACATAGTCGTTGGCGATCGTATCGAACCAGCGGAAGCGCGGCGTACTGCCGTCTTCAAACTCGTAAGCGACCGCGAGCCGCATGTTGCGGTCGAACGTGAAAGAGAAATCCGACAATCCCTCGATGGCCAGTACCGACACCGGCGCGACGCCCGTGGCCGACAGCACGACCTCGTTTTCGATGTACTCGCCCTTCCAGACTTTCAGGCGCAAGCTTCCCTGCGGATCGTTTATGCCAGCACCGCCGTATTCGTAGTCGATGAGATGCCGACGCGGAATGTTGCGCGGAAATATGAACTGCGCCGGCAGCGAAACCGTGGAGAGCACTTCATCCGGCAGCATTCTCAGATGCTCCTTCGCGCCCAGGACTGGCGGAAGTTCAGCACCATATTGTTCGAGCCGTCTTTTGGAATCGGCGGGTCGAAGCTCAGCTGGAACGCTAATCCTTGGCGCGCCTCGCCTGAGGAACTTCCCTGAAAGCCGAGCGGCATAGCGATAGCCCCGATGCCGCCACTGGCGTTCGCGGCGGTCAGCCCGGCTGAGAACGAAAAGTCGCGCACGAGGCTGCCTGGGGTATATGCAACGTTGGCGCCCGTGGAGCCGCCCGCAGCTCCGCCGCTTGGGCCGGCCGTCACAGCGCCTAGCGTGCTCGTTGAGCCGTAGAACGACGGCAGACTGTTTGTTACGCCGGCGCGCCACCCTGTTGCCTGGAAGGCTCCCACTATCGGCCATTGGGAATCGACTTCCATTGCGCGCACGACTACGTCGTACGTAACGCCGCTGATGACCATGGTTGTCTCAAGGTCATCAAGTGGCGGGTAGTGGCGCAGCTCATATGATGTGTCGAGCGCTTCGTCCGCCAGGACGGTGACTGTCGTCGGGCTGCCGCCGCCGTCAAGAATTAGTGCGCGCGACCAAAGCGGATTGCTGCCGCCCGCCTTGATACCGATCTCTGCAAGGTTGCCCTCGGCGGCGCCGGTAGAGAATCGGAAAGTGTGCAGTGCTCGCGCGTACCGGTCAGCCGTCACGTTCATGGCGGCGTCGAGTTCCGTCTTGTTGGTAGTTAGCGCGAGCTGCGTATCGAGAGCGGTATCGCCATTGGCTGGCGCAGAGTTGCCGGTTCCAACGACGCAGCCGTTGATCCAATCGCCGTTGTCGCCAATATAATCAAGGCCGGTGTCCACTATCAGGTTCGGGAACCAGTCGGCCAGCAGCCGCCGTTGCCCGTTCGGCCGCACAGCTTCGAGCTTGAAGAAGCCGCACACCGTGGGCGCGATAAGGATCTCCTTATTCGGCTCCAGGATCTTCGGTCGCCGCGTCCAGAGGTGCGGTGCTTTATTCGCTGTCATGGGGGTTTTCACTCCAGGGTGCCATCCAAGGGCGTAAGCAACGAGTCGATGCCCTCTGGCGGCCAGTTCTCATACTCAACAAGGTCGCCGAACAATTCGCCGAATAGCGGTTCGACCAGACCGGATTCCACGCCCTCCGGCTCGGCATCTTCGTAGGTAACGAGCCCGCCGAAGATGTCGCCGAATAGCGGCTCCACGTGAAGCGACTCCATGCCCTCCGGCTCGGCATCCTCGTACTCAACAAGGCCGCCGAATATCTCGCCGAAGCGCGGCTGGACGTGCTCGCTCTGCATTCCCTCGATCATCAATTCCATGAGCCGGCTGTCGTCCGGCTCCGCGTGATCGCTGCCTACGGCGTCGATGTGCTCCAACGCATACGGACGACTGGTGAGAAAGAATCCTTCGCACCGCTCGACCTGAAACTGAAATTGCGGAATGGCGCCGCGGAGGTCGGTCAGATCCTCGTCCGCCATCACCATGTATGCCGTTCCGCGGTGCGATGGCGTCAATCCAACGCCGAAAACAATCTCAAGATCCGGTGATGGGTCCTGATCCCAGCCGCCAAGAAAAAACCGGCCGGTGTTGAGGAATTGGCCGTTCTCACCGGGCGTGGTGTGGTGCTGACCCAAAAAATCAAAAGGTATGTCGCCGCCCATCGCTTCATTTTCGGCGTCATAGACAAGCTGGTTGTTTCTCCACACGCGAACGAAGCGTGTGATCGGCCCCTCGCACACGCCGATGGCGTACGTGCGATAGACCGATTCAGTCTCAACCTTTGGTCCACCCTTTCCCTGGCTCTCGCGACGTCTGACTATTCGCGGCTCGCCACTGGCAATGATGTTGCCGGCCATGGGCGGCGATAGTGCGAACACAATCGGCCGCGGTATGCCCTCCTGACTCGTCTGAGCGGCAATGTCGCCGACACTGGGGCCCTTGATGATTTCCGGATCAATCGCCCCGCCGATAGCAGAGCCGATCACCCAACCCCACTGTGCTCCCTGTGGTCCAAAGAAATATGCGCCGACCGCCGCGCCAACGGTGCCGAGGATCTGACGGGTTGACACGCGTCAGTCCTCCCGCCACGGGCGATAAACTTCAATCACGCAGCGCGCGTAGTTGCCGGTGAGAGAGTTTTCAACCACGCCATGAAGGTTGTGCGCGTGAATGAGCGTCAGACCGCCGTCAGGGTGATCTCCCAAGATCCCCACATGCGACGGCTCACCTTTGCCCCAGCGGATTAAAGGCACATCGCCAGGGCGCCACGGCGGAGGCACAGGATCGCCGAAGTGCTCGCGCATCGCGCTGCGCAGACGGTCCTCCCAGGGTTCTCGTCCATATCCAATCTGGTCTCTCAGGTTCAGGCCGCACGCATCTCCTGACAGCTTGAGAACACCAATGCAGTCAACCGCCCACGGTTTACGGCCGCGGTGCCGCCATCGCGCGCCTTTCAGTTGACGAGCTGCGGCAACAAAATCCTCCGCGCTCATACGTCCTGCTTCGGCCCAGGCCGATGTCCGCCACCGCCGGGAACCTCTGCGCCGGGCGACTGGACCGCCGATGCATCACCCACCGGAATGTATGGCTCGCCTTTGAAGTTGGGGCCGTTGTCCCAAACGTCTATGCAGTCCTCGACAAAGCGCTTGCTGCAGTCCGGCCGAATTCGATAGGTGTCGCCGACTTCGATGGGATACCCAGTTGTCTCAATGAGAGACACGGTCTCGCCGTCACTGGCGATTTCCTCTGTGGCGTACTCTCTGCCTGCGTTGGCGCCAGTCAGCCATTGAACGCGACCAGGGAACGGCACCTCACCGCCCGTCGCGGTAACGGCATCCCCAACGAAAGTGCGGGTGCTTTCATCGCCAATGGCAATCACTTCACCGGAAACCCACAGCGGCACGAGGTTGACGCCGCATCCGGTCTGCGAATTCGCCGGAGATCCAAAGATGGCTCGGCACTTGCGCGACCATACAGAGCCCACCGTCTGCCGTAGCCGCATCCCGTAGGACAGCAGCTCGGGTATCCACACCATGCCGTAGCGCGTGCGCACTTCCCCCAAGTCGCCAGCATCGAGCATGACGTGGCCCATAGTCAGGTCCTCGTAGTTCACGAGGTAGCAAATCCACGTGGCGTCATCCAGCTCGCCAGCGTCCACCATTGCCGTGGTGATTCCATCAACGGTTTCGGAGACGAGGGAATAAATTTCGGCGTTGTCTACCGAATAGCCGATGTCTGCGCTCAACGCCGCCGCGTCGAAGCCGTGCGTCGCGATGTATTGGATTTCACCTTCACCGCCGCCATCGTCGTAGGTGACATTCCGATCCAGCATTGCCAGACCGTATGTGAAGCCGCTGCGTAGCGTGATTTTGATGAGGCGCGTTGTGGTGTTGTCGACTTGGTCCAGGTGAGCCTGGAGTGCGACCGGCACCTCCCTCATGCGCTCACGTCTTCGAGTAGCCCGACGTCCGCCGTGAGAATCAGGCCGGTGCTGGAGCGATTAACTGCATCAAACATCAGCTCATCCTGTTCAAACGTAACTGGCACATCGAATTCGCCAGACCAGCGAATCACGCCGCCGTTGGAGCCGGTGAACGTAACCTCGCCGGTGGTCATGTCAGTGGATGAAGCCAGCGGCGCGCCGTCATCAGTTAGGGAGACGCTGACGGGCTTTCTAATGGGGCGGGATACGTTCTGGGCGCCGAACTCGTAAAGCTTGGCCAGCTGCACGGTCTGCGGTGCTCCGGTGCCAAGGCCAATCAGTTCATTTGTGCCGCGGAAGTCCGACCAATCCTTGAGCCTGAAACCGAACAGGCCGCCGCGGCACGCGTTGAAGGCCCCAATCACTTCCTCGTGATCTGCCGCGCGCAGGTTCTGATACAGCACGATGAACCTGTACAGAGGCCTACTTCGGTTTGCGTTTCGCCGCACGATCCCAGAACGTAAGGCAATCTTTCGGGTGCTCCACGTTGGGCCGCCCTGAGTTCCGTACGCGACACAATCAAGTAGTCGCGTCTCAATGAACGACATCAGCCCAGCCTTGAACTTGCAGCGCGCTGCCGCCGGGCGGTCTCAACAGCCAACTGTTGGGCGCTCTTCTCTGTCACATCGCCGCGCACGTTGATGTTCTGCGTCACTTGACCACCTGTGTTGCCCATCTGTGAAAGCGGGACGACTTTGCCGCCGACGTTTGGCTTGAAGAATTCCGGTTCCCGCTCGTTGACGCGGTACATGGTCCCGGCGGCAACAGGACCTCCGTACGCCTTGCCGCCACCGAACAGTGATGCGATGAGCGCAAAGTAATCCGTACCACCGCCCGATCCGCCGCCAGCTGCTGCGGCGCCGGTGTTTCCTGTCTGGCCAAAAAAACTGCTGAACAGTTTCTGCACCAGCTGCTTTGCAACCAACGCAGTGATCTGCTTTTCGATGTCCCCGATAAATTGGTCGAAGGCATCTCCAGCAGACTGTGCGCCGCTGATCCACCCCGCAAAGGCGTCAGTGCCGGCGTCTTCAAAACCGGACCGAAGTTTTTTGGCGAGTAGATCCGTCTGCGCTGCCAGCGCGTCGATTTCCGCCCCGGCCTTTTGCGCGCCCTCTATGAGCGCAGGGTTACCGCTTTGAGCGGCGATTTCCTTCTGCTTGGCGTGAATGGCCTCCAGCTGCACCAGCGCTTTCTTCCGCGCCTCATCGAGAGCAAGCAATGAGTCCAGCTCGGTTAGCGCGCCAGTCTCCTGTGTGTTCCTAATGCGCTCCTCTTCGCGCGCCAGCTCGTCCGTGATCGCGCCAGCCTCTTTCTGCAGCTGGTTGAACTCCGCCTGCGCGCCAATCTGGACGCGCAAGGCGTCCAGCTTTTCCTTGTCCGCGGCTGTGCCACTGCGGGCGATGGTTTTGCGAAGTTCCGCGTTCTGCTGATCGAATCGAGACAGCGCGGCCGACACGTCCTTGCCGGCCAGCTCGTCCAGTTGAATGTTGATGTCGGTGATGGCTTCGCCGAGGAGCTTGGTGTCTTCCTGGGCTTGCTTGAAGTTCGCGGCAGCTAGGATGCCGTCCTTTATCGCCAGTCCCTTTTCGCCGGACTTCTTGACTTCATCGGAAAGATTGCCGAACTCAAGCCGATACTTGGTCGCCGCCGCCTCACCCAGGCCGAACGTTGCAACCTGCTCCAGAAGACCCTGGCGGAATTCCTCCAGCGTCTTGGTCGCCTTGGCAACCGCCTTGCTGGTTTCCTCGTCACCAAACTTGAGTACCGGCTTGATTTTTTTCGCCGTTACTACCACTTCGTTTAGCGTTTCATCGAAGCCGTTCCATAGGCCGTCGATGAACTTGACGTCCTTGCCCACTTGATCGGCGATGTCGCCGAAGCCTTCGCCGAGGTGATCGAAGGCGTCGCCTGCTTCAATAGCGTTTTGGCCAACCTTGAACAACAGCCGCGCAGGCGAGACAAAGTCGGCCGCAGTGAGTCCCTTCGTCAGTTTGGCCGCAGCGCCTGCAAGAGTTCCTATTGCTCCGCCGACCACGTCGAAGACAATCTTGACGGCTACGCCCAACGAAATTAGGGCCTTGAATCCCGCCTCAATCTGGTCGACCACCTTGTTGACGGCGTCGCCGTCTTTCGCAAACTCCACGAGCTGGTCTGTGATGCCGACCAACGTCGGCAACAGCCGCGCTGAAGCCTCGCGCGCAATCCCTGTGATGCCGCCCTTTAACCGGGTCAGGTTGTCGTTGAACTCATCAGCCGCCGCGGCCGTCTCATCGGTGATGGTCAGCCCCAACGCTCGGGCTTCATCCTTGAATGCCTCGATGCCAGCGCGCCCTTCATTCAGCAACGGGATCAGCTTCTGTGCATTGCGCCCCAGTAGCGCTTGGCCAACGGCGGCCTTACCTGATCCGTCAGCAAATTTGCTGAATCCATCGGCAATATCCAGCAGAAGCTCTTCACTTCCTTTGAGTGAGCCATCGGCGTTTGTGGCAGAGACGCCGAGCGCCTTGAATGCCGCCGCCGCCTTGGAGTTTGAGTCTTTGGATTCAATCGCGCTGATGGTCAGCCGACGAAATGCAGTGGCGACATCCTCAATGCCGGCCCCAGAAAGGTGCGCCGCGTGTTCCAGTTCAGAAAGATTTGCGACACTGACGCCGGTGGCTTGCCCAAGGTCCCGCAAATCGTCCGCGGTGTTGATCGCGGACTTCACCATGATGGTGAATGCGGAAGCCGTAGCTAGCGCGCCCTGTGCTACCCGTTTGCCGATCGTCTGCGCGTCACGGCCGATCTCCGCGACGCGCTTCTTTAGCGCCTTCGCCTGCCTATCAAGGTCTGTGTCAAAGCTGGCGGTGGACAGCAGAAGGTCGATTACAAGCGAGCCGATGTTAGCCACGCGACGTCATCCCGCCGAATGCCTTCATAACGTCGTTCACGGTTGCGATTTGCTCCGGGTCCACATAGAACGGTAGGTAGTCTTTGATCTGCGTTTTGCCGCCCATGACGTGATCCACCTTCCACGCGATCAGGGCAGCGCCGCCGTCGAACATGCGCGTAGGTCCGACTCGGCCGTGTTTGTTGAAGTAGTCGATCCAGCGGCCAAATTCGGCCGCGCTCATTCGGTGCTTCAGTTCACCGACGGTGCCGCCGAGGTGGAGTGCGAGTTCGCACCAGACTTCCTCGACGGCTCGGCGTTTCCCTCGGCGTCCTCCTCACTGACGTCGGCCTGGGCCCTGTTTTTTTCCAGGTCCACACCCTGGGCTTTCATCGCGGCCCTGGACAACGTGCGCACTACTTCCTGCAGCTCGTTTTGCCAATCGTCTTCCGTGTAGCTGAGGGTGCCGTCCTCTTCCTCGATGGCGGCGAGACAGACTGCCTTCATCAATGCAAGGCCGCGCTCATCACGAGGCGTATCGGGACCGCCGGTTTTCGCGTTCATTTCCATGAACCGTAGGTATCCCAGCTCGCGGATGTAGAACGTGTGAGCCTGCTCACCGATTCGGATCGAGACCGGCGTGCGAACGTTGAAGAACTTGCTCATGGAATCCTCGGCGTAACGACAGGGAAGTCGCTGATCTGCAGCGTCACGCTGGCCGTGACGAGCGCGTTCAGCGCAAGATCCAGCGGCACGTTGGCGATGTAGCCCTCAAACGTGATCCAGCTGCGCGTATCAGGAAGGTTGAAGCCCGTTTCGTCTGTGTCGATTTCTGGCGGAATCAACGCGGCGGGAAATGCCGGGCCATCAGAGAGGCCGACCGCCCACTGCAGCGTTTCGCCGGACTGCCACAGCTCGTATACGCGCCGGTGCGACTCGTCCTGTGGGTCGAAGTTGATCGTGAACGTGGCGGCGCCGGGGGTTGCGAGACCTGCCTCGTAACTGCGTGCGCTGTCTTCAAGGCACGTGTTCTCCAGCTGGTCGCGGCCGGCTTCGATTCCGGTTAGGTTCGTCACGCATCCGACCGCGACGACCGCTGCCCCTGACGTGTTATCCGGATTGGGGTCTACAAAATACAAGCTCGTTCGAGCGGTCTTGAGGGCCATGGTGCTTCGTTCCTCTGTGGCGGAAAACAAAAAACCCGGCGCTAGGCCGGGTTTGGTGGATCAATCGTGTGGCACGACGTTGTCAGGTGTCGCGCGGCGTGAAGAATTCAAACTCCATCAGGTAACCGTATGAGCGCGTCACCGGGTCGCGTGCGCGGTCTGACGCGTTGATCATGTGAGCGTGCGGCTCTATGGCATCGCGAACTGCAATGGCCAGCGCGTTGGCGGTGGCCTGGCTGTCCGCGTAAACGTCAACCTGCACACGGGCGTCATCGGTGTCTGGCAGTTGGCCGAGGTAGTTGGCCGGCACCGACGTGACCATTTGCCACACCGCGTATGGCCGCGCGGTAGGCTGCTGAGCCTCGGCGAATGAGTAGAACCGCATCAGCGGCGGCGTACCGATCAGCGCAACACATGCGGGTGACGCCGCCACAAGCGCAAAGATTGATGGCGTCATTTGAACCCCTGTTTGCGAGCCTTACGCGCAGCTGCATCGGTGCGCTTCTTCATTTCACTGACAATCACCGCGAGCGCCGCGGCCTTGTTTGCTTCGTATGCTTTGCGCATCGGCGCCTTCGCCGGCACCCCCTCATAGCCAAACTCCAGAACACCGGCGTATTTGTTGACGCTCTGGCCGTTCGGCGCCTTTACGCCGCGCTTGATTCGCACCTTGAACGTCTCGCCCTGAAAGCCCGCGCGATACTTGCCGCGGCTGATGATCACTGACTTGACCAACGTGCCTGACGTGTCCGGAGTGCTGCCGTCTTTGTTGGGCTCCTCAATGATGGCGCGGATGTTCTCTTGGTAGGCTTTCTGAAATACAACAGCGCCCTTTCGGAGCGCGCCGCGTACCGGACCGCCGGCCTTTGAAACAATGTGCGGTGGCAGCGCCTTCAGCGTTGCCAGTATTCCGTCAAGCCCCTTGACGTATTGCGCTGCCATTGGATGGTTGAATGAAGTGAGTACGTAACCATTCGTGACGCGAATGCGCGTCGATGTGCCAGGGTTTGTCCGGGCCGTTGAACTGAACAATCAGCGCGTCAGCCGGCAGGCTCAGGGGCGGCTTAGTGCGCTTCACGACACGTGCGCGTTTCAGCTCGTGGGTCAGGTCGCGCACGCTGTAGATTCCTGAATTGCGCGGCCACATCGCCTCTTTGGAAGCGAGGCAATAGCTCAGCCAAGCTTGATCGCTGCCGCGAAGGCCGGCGGCGCGCGCCAGCTTGATTGACTCTGCGCCCTTGAAGGACGTCCACACGTCGGTTCGAGTGCCCGTTGTCAGCAGATAGATGCCACCGCCAAACCGGGTTTCTCGCCCCCAGGTTCGCATTGGTCGCCATCCGACGAACTCTTCATGTCGTTGCCACAACGGGCTCGGGTCCGCCGTAAATACCAAGTCCACGTCGATGAGCATCACTCGCTCGCCAAGCAGTCGCGCCTCCTCAGAGAACATCCACAGCCGCGGATAGCAGCTGGGGAAGTTGGCCTTCTCAGGTGTCAGCAGGTAGCGCAGAGCGCGGGCTGCAGGCGGCGTCTCAACTACGCGGATTTTGCTGTGGAACCCGCTGGTGTCATCTGTTACGCATGTCAGCGTGAATCGACCGGGGCACACGCGGTCCAACTGCCGATACAAATGGTTGACGTGTTCCGCCTCGTACTTCCGATTGCCTTTCCAGATCCAAACGACAAAGTTCACGAGACTAGCCAGCGTTGGAAGAACTTGCCGCCGGTGCCAAGGTCCATCGCATGCATTCCGCGGCGCTGGAGACGGTTAGCAAGACAGGTTGCCGTTGCGCCGGCCGCCATGATGGTGATTTCCGGCTTGCTCTTCACAACGTCAGCCTCCAGCTGGTCAATGACCGCGTACGCCTCGCGAACTGGGCATTCGACGTGAATGATCTCCCGTGCGCCGTACTCCACTGCCTTGATCATCGAGCCGTTGGCTTCGGCGACAACGGTGACGCGCTTGTCCTTCCACAGCGCGGCGACGCCGGCAACGTACTCTTTGTTGTCGATCCACTGCGCGCAGTCGGGACGCGCGACGAACGCGGAATAGAACAGCACGTCTGATGGGAGAAGGTTGGCGTATCTTTGAATGTGCCGCGACCAATTCCAGAAGCGACAGCCATTCGGGTCCATTGTCGGAATTCCGACCAACAGGCCGCGCGCAGGCTTGAAAATAATCGACCGAATCTCCTCCGTGAGTTTGCGATTACGTGGCTCGCGGCCAATCCCGTGGCCGAACGCAATCTTGATTTCGCCGTCGCCCAGGCGCGAAAGACTTCGACCAGTGTTGGCCATGCGGATCGTTTCATGCTCACCAAGACATTTCGGGTACTCACTCAAAGCACACGCTCCCATGCCGACCGAACTTCGCACTTCTTGTATGGCTGTCCGCTCAGACGCTTGGCGCGCGCGCGGCGTTTGCCTTCCGTTGTATCGCGACTCAAGCACCAGTCCGATGCGTCCTTGACTACGCCGCGGGTGTACACGTGCAGGCACACGGGGTCCGGCATCATTTGTGGCGGTGAGATTGCGGAGAGGCGCTTCAGAAAGTCACTGCCGCCGCCGAGACACCCGGAAAATCGCAAGTCGTAACCGCCCACTTCCGCGTACAGGTCCGCGCCTATCAGGTAGCTGTCAACGTGCTCGTGTATGCGGCCGAACTCGCAGTCGTCTGGAATGGCGTCCTTCCTCCGTGTCTCGTCGGCCTTGCCGTTTCGCCACCGCGGAAACCGATACCAGTGCCGCGGCTTTGGTTGGAATTCAAATAGCGCGCTCGCCGAGGCGCGCGGCAACACGTGATCAATGTCCACGTGAATCACCCAGTCTGTGCGCGCTTGCAGGGTCCCCAGGTTGCGCGCCTCTTCGCGATTCCATGGAATGTCGATTTTGATTCGTAGCAGCGACAACCGCTCGCGCAGACTGGCGGACGCGTGTTGCTCAATGATGGGCCGCGCCGGGTCTGGGCTTCCGTCGTCAACGACCAGGACCTGAACGCCCGGCGGATACAACTCCCACTCTGCGATTTGACGCGCCAGCATTGCTCCGTTTCGATAGAACGGCACGACCAGGGTCACATCGGTCAGTGTCATAGCGGCTTCGCCATGAGGCCGGTACGTTGCTTCGCCGGCCAACGCACATCCAACAATGTCGCCAGTAGCCCGTGGCGTATCGCGATCTCCTCGAACACGGCGAACGGATACTTGAACTGCTTCAGCCCCACCCGTTCCGGTTGATCGCTGTGCTTGTACGTGAACAGCAGCTGCCCGTCGCTCTTCAACCGCGGCGCCGCATTGGAAACCATGACTTCAATCTGCGCTGCGGGCAGATGCGTGAACACGGAATGCGCCCACATGAAGTCAAATGCCGGTGGCGCGTCGATGTCCAGGTCGCCGTTGCGAATGAACGTCGGCCACTTGTCCTCCCACCCCTCCCCGCGGGCCAGGGCGTTCGCGTGCTCAAGGCACGCCGCCGATATATCAACGCCGATGTAGTTGCAGCTATCCAAGTACGGCACCAAGTGCCGCGCTGCGCGCCCAGGGCCACACCCTATGTCCAGCAACCTGCTCGATGGCTTCATGCCGCGGCGTCTCAAAAACTTCAACTGCATCGCGCCGTGAGATTCCCACTCATCACTACGGCCGATGGCGCTCTTCGGGTCGGCCTTCAATCTGATATCCGTGTGCGCCGCGTAGGCATCCATGAACTCGCGCGTCTCGTACAGCTGCCGAAATTCCTCCACCTTGGAATCCTTGTCCGTCCATGCCGGGTCAACCTTGAATGCCTCAGCCATGCTGACCACCTATCAAACGCCACAGCAGTGGCAATGCTTGCGGGCTTCGAAGCGCTGATAGCGTCAGCAGGTTTTCAATGTCATCCCGCGTAACCCGCGGCCGATGGTTGGTCTCCTGAACGCGGAAAACCTTCGCAACGGCGGTTTGGTGAAGCTCCCCACCGAAGTGCAATTCCTCGGTCAGCTTTTCACCTGGGCGTAGGCCAATGATTTGAATTGGCATCGCACTGCGCGCCGATTTCAGCATCTGCTCGGCGAGACTCTTCAGGCTCACCGGCTTGCCCATATCCAGCACATATGTGCCACCACGTGGCTTAAGGGCGACCACGTCACACACCAAGCCGGCGGCCTGCTCGATGGACATGAAATAACGCTCGCACAGTTCATGCGTCAGCGTGATGGGCTCACCCGCGGCTAACTGTTCGCGCCACAGCGGCAGTACAGATCCCGCCGAGTCCATGACGTTGCCGAACCTGACCACGAAGCAGTCAGTGAACACGTCAGCCCGCGGAACGTCCTGCAGCATGATCTCCGACAGACGCTTGGTCGCGCCCATCACAGACTTCGCGTTCACCGCCTTGTCGGTTGAAATGACGCACAGCTGCGGCACGCGAGCGCGGAAGGCCGCCCACATGAGAGTCCACGCGCTGCCAACGTTGTTGGTGATCGCCTCAAATGGATTGGCCTCACACAGCGGCACATGCTTGTGAGCCGCGGCGTGAATGATCACATCCACGTCTGCCAGGGATTCGTGCAACAGCTGATCGTCGCAGGCGCTTCCCAGGATCGGCACCAACTTCGTATCGCGGTATTTCTGGTACTCGCGGCGCAACGAGCGCTCGACGTTGTACAGCGCGTTTTCGCTAACACTCAGCAGCCGTAGTTCACGGGCGTTCTGACTGACAATGATTCGGCACAAGTGAGTGCCAATCGAGCCGCCCGCGCCGGTGACCAGCACGGTGCGGTTCTTGAATTGCGTCATTGTGGTTTGTGCCTGTAGATCGCCGCGTATTCCGCGCCAATGCGATCCTTCAATACGGGTTGCGGTTCGAAGGACGAAAGACGGCGCCGCCACCAGTCCGCGCTTTGGACAAAGCAATGCCATGGCGAACCATCTGGCAATTTCTTGGTTGATGGCTCACAGGAAACCGTGATGAGCACGGCTTTCCTGGCGAGCGCCAACATGTGGTCGATCACCGTATCCACGCAGTTGGGCTCAACGTGTTCAAGCGCGTGAATGCTGACCACGAGGTCCGCGGGCTGAGGAATGGCCGCGCACTGTGGGAGTCCAGGATCGTAATCAACTACGGTGAACCTGGAGAATCGCGATATGCCGCGGGCCGCGCCGCATCCGTAGTCAATGATGCTTGCCGCCTCCAGGCTCGATGCTAGTTGCTCGACCCGATCCAGCCAGCCACTCGGGCGCGGCTCGATGTGTCTTTGCGCGTAGTAGTCGCGATACAGCCGCGCGTGTCTTTCTGAGACCAGCGCCGAATCGGTCGAAGAGGGGCGGCATACCGGCGCAGTCGCAGCCTTTGTTTCAGCCGCGCGTTTGCCTCCCGCCGAATCTGACTTCAGGCTCAGTGCCTCACGAATGTCCATCATGGGGAAAGCCGTGAGGGCCGACCCCGGCGTGCAGTTGATCACCTTCGTTCCGTACCATCCCTTGAACTGCGCGATGTGCGCGGCGAACCGTTTTGCTGTGGTGTTTCGCAGGGGCGAGGGGTGTTCACCAAAGAAGTGCGAGCCGCGCATGTCGAAGCCCAGCAACAGAATGCGGGTCGCCCCCAGCATTTCCGCGACGCGCAGTCCTTGCAGGCCGCTGTTGGACCCAGCTCGATAGATGCCAGTGGCCATCAGGTATTCGGTGCCGCTCAACTTCGCGCCCGCGAACTTCCTGCCGGCGAACTTCATGGCTTCGGGATGCTGCTTCCACCACGCACGGTCGTTACTGACCAAGGCGTCCGCCCATGGCGCCAGCTTGTATGAGTCGGAGACGGCAACAACGCGGCACTTGTCTCGTACGAGGTCGGCTAGCCCCTGACTCATGGAAGGGCCGGTGCCGAGCACCGCGAACGTGCTCATTGGCCGTCGTTCACACCCTCAGAGCACGGCGCCGTCAGGTACTCCAGCCCGCTGTCTGCATCTGCCAGCCAGCCTTGCGGGTTGTAGACCCTCGATCCGTGAACGATCCGCATTTCCGCCGTGAGGCCGGCGCGATATCGAATGACAATCCTTGCCGTGATCTCACTTTGCATTCCCTGCGCGGCGATGAACTCGCGGACACTCAGTGGTTCGATGGCCGCTGCAATGTTGGCGACTACGGTCGCCCAGGACGTACTGAGTTCTCCGGTGGTGACATTCTGAACTGTGACGGGCCTTTGAATTGTGACGCGATGGCGCAGGCGGCCAGGGTCAAGGCTCATCCGATCCCACGCGCGCAAGGCGCACGCCATCACTCAGAAGTACAAACTTGACGCCGGTGTTCATGGCGTCCAGGGCTTGCATGTAGCGCTGGTGCGCTTCGACAGACACCGCGCCAGGAACCTCGAGGATTACTACGTCGCCCGGTTTGGCAACGCCGAGTGCCCGCGGCATGTCTTTGACGCCAGTGCCGTTGTCGTCGGTCTGGAACTTGTCCACAAAGTACACCGCGATCGCGACGAACGTCATGATGGTGGCGATCACACCAATGCTCGCCATGACTTCCAGGCACGCGGCGTTCATTGCATCGCCGGATCGCGCAACGGGTACAGGATTGCCATGACCGGGCGCGGCAGGTAGCCCATTTCCCAATCCCTCATTTCCGCTCCGGCTGGATCGCGCTTCCAAATGCCGACGAGCGTAATCACGGCCTGGGCCACTTCCTCCGGAACATTGGTTGAGACTTCGCCCGAGGAATTGAACGAATCCGTGTAGAAGTCGTGATCAAGCTTGAGATAGTTCATAACCGCCGCGGACGCGCTCTTGATGGCGAATTCAATATCCGCGTCCTCCTCCTCGTGGTCGAACCGTAGACGCGCCTTCACTTGTGCCAACTCAACGAGCATGACCATCAGCGCCCCCCGACTACGACGCGACGCGGTACCTGCGGGTCACGCGGCGTGGCGTCTTTTCCATCACGGCCGCGCTTGATGCACAGTTTCCAGCTGTCGTTGGTCTCCGGTTTGGAATCGGTGTCACGTGTCGCGGCAAAGATTGATCCGCCGAACGTCACCCAGTCGCCGCGTTTGTATGAAGCGGGCTTCCAGATTCCGCGGTAAACGGGGCTGTCGAGCACGACGGCCTTTTCGGCTCGATCATCGCCGCGCGTTAGCACGAAAGTCAGTGTGCGGCCGTCTTCGCTCTTGACGACGTCGAAGTGTTCAAGATCCAGCGCGTCTCTGCCGTCTTTGCCGTCTTTGCCGGGCGCGCCATCCTTGGGCTTTTCGATTCGGTCCAAGGCCCGCTGAATGACTTCGAAGCCGCGGCGCTCCATGTCCAGTTCCCAGCGCGCCAGTTCCGCTTCCAGAAAGCCGCGCACCTCCTGCAGAGTTACCGACGTGCCGTTGGCGCCGTCTTTTCCGTTGACACCATCCACACCGTCGCGGCCATCAAGGCCCGGCGCCCCATCCTTTGGGGCGGGTAGTCGGCTGACTTCCGTAGCAATCAGCCGCTGCATGTCCTCAGGTGACACGGACTTCCCGTCAAGGCCGTCACGGCCATCTGCGCCGTCCTTGCCGTCAGCTCCGTCCTTGGGCCGCGGAATCGCGTCAACCGCCTCAGCAACGAGCGGGCGAACGTCGTCCAGAGAAACCGACTTGCCATCCACACCGTCGCGGCCATCCACCCCGTCAACACCAGCAGCGCCATCCTTTGGACGCGGAATGGCGGCG